ATATTAGGATTTTGTTGCATCATATTAGGATTTTGTCTCATCATATTAGGATTTTGTTGCATCATATTAGGATTTTGTTGCATCATATTAGGATTTTGTCTAATCATATTAGGATTTTCTTGATTAGTTTTATTTTTAATATTTAAAAATAAATCTTTTATATTTTTATCATTTAGTTCTTCTTTGTTATTTTGTTCTTTATTAATTTTAATATTATTTAATGAAGTTGACATATTATTTTGTGTATTATTAGCCATTTATATATAAATAGTTAATATAAATGATATAAATTATTTAACGCAATGCTTTTATTTTTTTAATTTAGCAACACATCTTCCAGAATCGGGATTACATACTTTACCTTTTTCTTTGCATTCTTTTGTTTTTTTATCAGTGCATTTATCTTTTTTTATATCATCTTTAATTCCTTCTTCTATATCTTTCTTTACATCATCTTTAATGTCTTCTTCTATATCATCCTTTACATCATCTTTTATATCTTCTTTTACTTTAATTTGTTTATCAAATTTTTCTTTAATATTTTGTTTTAATTTAGCAACACATCTTCCGGAATCGGGATTACATACCTTGCCTTTTTCTTTGCATTCTTTTGTTTTTTTATCAGTACATTTATCTTGTTTTTCTTCATTACGAATATCATTTAATTCTTTTTTCTCATCATAATTTTTAACTTCTTCTTCTTCAATTTCAAAATCTGTATCATTCTTTTTAATATTTTCATTAATATAATTTTTTATTTTTAATTTATCATGATTATTTTCTTTTTTAGTACTAAATTTTTTAAAATTTTTATTTACTTCTATATTGTAAGTATATATTTCCTCTATAATATCATACTTAAAATTTGTAAATTTTGCCAATTTTTTTATATTAATAATATCATAATTTATTAATAGTTCATCATATATTTCTTTTCGCCGAATATAATAATCATTATATAATTCATCTTGAATAATACGAGGATTATTATATATAGTATCGTAATACATTTTTTTATCAATTATATCTATATCAATATCATCTTTATTTTTATAATAATCTTCTATCATATTTTTAAAATCAGTTATATTTTTTTTTATTTCAAGTTCTTTATCTTCATTTATAATATCATATAGTTTAGAACTTATATTATTCAACATTAATCTAATAAATATTTAATATTTTAATTATGTTTCGATTATTTTATTTACTTTGTTTTCTTTTGAATCAGGATTTTCTTTATCTGTTTTTTGTCTTTCAGAACCATCAAACATTACTTTATAAAATTCCGTTAATTTTTGTTCGTCATTCATTTGATCTTCATATATACTTCTTGGTACGTATTTTATAATTGTTTCCTGTTCAGGACAGATTGTCATGTTTTTATAATATGCTTGTATAACTAATATAATACCAATAAATAGAAAAAATATTGCAATTGCTTTCATTGTTAATATAATAATAGAAAAAATAAATTGAATTTATTCTTTTGAATCTTGTTTTTGTGTCCAAGGATCTTTTTCTGTAAAAACAGTATCAAGTTCAGACATTTTATTTTCAACTTCTGTGATATTTTCATCATCTTCATTAATTTCTTCTAATTTAGAAGAATTTATACTATCTAATTTTCTTTTTTCAAAAATGTCATCCTTAGATTCTTGATTTTTCTTATATTCTTTCATCAATGTATTTAATTGTGTTTCTGAATATTCTTGATTACTTAAATCGTCAGGATTTGGTGACCATGGACACCAACAACCAACTTGTCCAATAAAAATATTAAAATTTTTATCTTGTTTTTTTAAAAACTCACTTCTCATTCTAGCTTCATCAACTGTATCAAAAACCCCTCTTACTTTAATACCTCTCATACTTGTTTGAAAATTATTTTCCTTATGATAAAGTCTTTCTACATCTGATTCATTTACTGATTTAGAAAATTTATATTGAGAATCAAGATCGTCAACATCAAACAAATAATTATGTTCCTTTCTAACATTATCAATTAAATCTGTATTATCAGGATTTACATTTTTTAATCCATTAAATAATGTATCCATATCTTTAGAAAATTTATCTAAAAATGCTTTTACATAATACGATTCTTTATTTTTAATTACATCTTCCGGACTAATAAATGATAATAGACAATAATTTTGATTTTTTATTTGTTTATCTTCATCTAAATAGTCGTGTTCTTTAGTGCTAACTAATCCCTCCATCTATAATTATTGATAATTAAAATAATCTTATATAGTTTTAGAAAATGAATATAGATTACGAAGAATTTATTTTAAGACTGGTAAAAAATACAATTTTAGTGATTATAATAACATTAATAATTTATTTAAGTCCCGATGATATTGAAAAAATTAAAAAAAGTATATTTATCGCATTAATAATCGTATTTATTACTATAATATTTGATAATCTAGTACCAATTTTGCCTCAAAATATAAAAAATTATATTAATAGAACATAATAATGTATTTAGGTATATTTATTATAAACTTTATTTTATATATATTAGAAATAACTTATAAAACTATTGAAAAATTTAATGATTATGAAAATGGTTTAAATCATAGAATATTAAAATCAGCAACAGCAATTGAAAAAAATAACAAAAATATTTTAGTTCCAGATACAAATACTATTAAAATATTTAAAAGTAGTTTTTTATAAATTAGATGGTTCTATTTCAATATCTTCTAAATAAATATTTTTTTCATATTTAGAATAATTATGTATTATTGTAATCATCTTTCTTACTCTCATTTTAAATAACATTATACTTTTATCTACTCTATTATGTAAATTAAATCCAATAGTATATTTTGATATAATTGGAACATTTAATTTTACTGAATTTAATAACTCTAATATATATTTTTTTGTTTCAATAAATGAAGATATATATTGAGTTGGATGATATATATTATTTAATATATATATATATATTTTCATTAATTTATCAATATTTAGTATAATATCAATATATAATGTTTTATTAAATTTATTTATAAAATTAATATCAAGAACGATTTGTGTTAATATATCATCTTTTAATAAATATTTAAATTCTTTTGGAATTTTATTAATATTTCCATTTAATGAATTGAAATAACTAATATTAACTAAATTATTATTAATTTTGTCTTTAATTTTTTTCTCTTCATACTTATTCTTTTCTAAATCATTATTAATCTTTAAATAAAATAAATATCCAATTATAAATATAATAATAATAGATATTAAAACATTTGTTTCATAATTTGCAATTATATAAAATATTAATGCTAAAATAAATATATATATGTATAAATAACCATATTTATCATTCATCTTTATTAAATTAAATTATATTTTTATACTGAAATATCATCAATAAAATAAATAATAAAAGATATAAATATAAAAACTATTCCTGTATATAAAATTCTATTATTGCTAAAAAAAATATCAAATAAAATTTTTCTATATTCTTGACTTGAATATCCTTTATGATTGATACTCAAAAAAATACTAAAATCATTTATAATATCTATCATATATTCTATTGTATTTTGATATAATTCGAATATAGTTAGTTGACTGATACTATTATTTGTTTTATTTTCTAACTTTATAGATTTTTTTAATATATTAAATTTATTTTCTATTGTTTTTTCAATATACATATCAATATCTTTAAGTTTACTATCAATAGTAATACTATCTGAATTATTTTCAGTCATCCTTAAAAAATAGTAAGAATTTAAATTACATTCATTAAATCAACATCTGTAATAAACATTCTTCTGCAACAATATCTAGTTACTCCTAATGAATCGAGTATCTCTTTTGTATATGTTTTATAGAAATGATTATTATCTACATTATTATCTATTTTTTTTTCTTTAATCATTTTTTCTTTTTCATTATTATAATAATCTACTTGATTTGCCGTTACTCTACCACATGTGAAACATCTAATAGGTTGTATCATTATTAATATATCTAATAATATTAAAAGATAATCATTTTTTATATAAAATTTATATCTTTATAAATAAATAGAGTAATGAGTGCTTTTTTAAAAAATAAAATAACCGATTTAGAAAATAGAATGAATAATATGGTAATTCCTACTAATTCCAAAAGTAATGATGAGTTAAAAAATAATTTTACTGAATTAAAAACATCATTACGAACAAGTACAGAAAAAATAGAATCAATTGAAAAAGATTTTGCTACTTTTAAAAATCTAACTAATGATAATACTAAAAATACTAGTTCTAATTTACAAACATTATCAAATAATTTAAATATTATAAATAAAAATATCGAAGATATGAGTTATAAAAAAACAATTGAAACAGTAAATAAAGTTGTTACCGATTTAAAAACTTCGACAGATAATACAACAAAAAAATCAGAAACTTTAGAAAAAAATACCAAAACATTAACAGATAGTAATTCTGCTCTTAATAAAAAATTACAAACTTTAGAACAAAATGTTAAAACATTAACCGATAGTAATTCTGCTCTTAATAAAAAATTACAAACTTTAGAACAAAAAATAGCTTCTGGAAAACAAGTTTAAGAATATTTAGATTTTAAGTTTTTACATTCTTCAAAAAAATCTTGATCTAATTTATAAATATTAATTACATTATTTAATATTTCATTTGATTTTGAACAATAATTATTATTTTTTTTCATATTAATAATTGATCTATTCAAATATTTTTTTGCATTATTTATATCATTTGATTTATAATATACTAATCCATATATATGATCGATTTCTGGGTTTTCTAAATTTTCTAATGTTTTATAAATTTCACTTGCATTTTTAATAATATTATTGTCTATAATATTAAAATTTACTAATTTTGCCAATTCAATATATTGTGAATTTTGTGATAAAAAATTTTTATTTTTTAAGGATGAACCAAAAATTCCAACTTTACTACCTTCTAAAAAAATACATTTGTTTAATATTTTACTATCAATATTATCTTTATTATTTTTCAAAAATTTTGTTAATGATACTTTAAAATCATATTTAAATATATCTGTACTTTCAAATAATTTATCTGCAGTTTTTTTATTAATAAAATATGAAGACTTACTTATTAATATTTTATCATATTCCTTAAAAGATAATAATTCAATATTTTTATTTTCATTATATATAAAATCGCTTGTTATCAATATATCCAAATTACCTAAAATATTAATATTTTTTATTAATAATTCAATATTATCTATATAATCTTTACTAATAATAACATCATCCTCCAATATTAAATTATATTCATTATCTTTTACTTTAAGTAGTGCATTTCTTTGTTTTTCTATATTTGAAATTTGATTTGGATTTAATGGAATTATATTACTATTATATTCACAATTTTCTATTTTATCATAATTTACTCTTTTATTATATTTTTCACTATCACTTAATATATCATTATTATTTGGACTATCAACAATTATAATATTAACTTTTAAATTATATTTTTCACATAAATTTTTTAAAAAGGTTAATGTACTGTTAATATATTGTGTTCTCTTATTCAATGATTTTGTATATATTACAATAATATTAATAATTTTATTCATTTTATATATTTATTTACTTTTTTTTATATGTATATTTATTTAAAAAAATTATACATTCTAATTTATTAATTTCGCCTTAGTTATATTTGGTAACCACCCCCCTATTGGAAATCGTATACCATGACCTTCTATTTCATATTTATTTCCTTCATCTAATTTATTAAATACTTCTACACTTGTCCAGTGTAATACATATATTGAATTTTTTAATATATATACATTATTATTAGTATCACTTATACTTTAACTTCCTTTTGCATTATTAGAACCATATGTATGTTTTTCGTCAACCACTATAACTTTTTTAAATTTGGTTGAATAAGCATAAATAAAATTAAAAAATATTATAAATATTATTATAATAAATAAAGTTTGAAAAGAAAAACCTGAAAACATATTTAAATCAAGAAAATTTTTTTTTTCATCTATTAAATACATATAAAAATATTTATATATTTATATTATGAAGATGTCATATATATTATCAGAATTATATTACGACTGGTTTAATAATAAAAACTACTGGTTTGATAAAAATTTAAACAATGATATATATTTAACAAAAAAATATTATAAGTATGTTAATAAAATATATCTTGAAAATAATTTAAAACAAGAATTAATTGGTGCTATAATTTTATTAGACCAAATTCCAAGGCATTATAAAAGATTAAATGATAATAAATTACAAGTAAATTATTATTCTGCAAAAGCAACATTATATTCTGAATTAGTAATCAAATTATACGAAAAAGTATTAAATATAGATGAATTATGTTTTATTTATTTACCATATAGACATATATATGATACAGATAAAATTCAATTTATTATTAATAAATTTATTAATATTTATAAATGCGAATCCAATGATGAATATACAAAAAAAAGAGCTAAAAAATATATTTTAAATACTTTAAATAATTTTTATAAATTTGGTAATAATATTTTTATTAGTAAATCTTATCAATCTAGTATTTCAAATATTATTAATTTTGATTTAAATATTCTTGAAAATAAATCTATTAATATTAATAATAATGATAATATCTTAATATATAATAATATTTATAATGAAATTTATAATAGTTATGTTAAATTAAAAAATAATTCAATAATTATAGTATCTATATCAGGCGGTGTTGATAGTAATGTAGCATTATATATTATCAATAAAATTAATAATAAAAATAAAAATAAAAATATTAAAATTATTCCCATTCATATTAATTATAATAATAAAGATATATCAAATGATGAATTAAATTTTGTTAATTATTATTGTTATCTAAATAATAATAAACTTATTTATAGAACAATTTTTGAAATCAATAGAGATCAATGTTCAAACAGTAATACAATCAGAAATATTTATGAAGATATTACTAAAAAAATTAGATTTGATATGTATGAATATGGTATGAGATATAGTGAAAATGTATATATATTACTTGGTCATAATAAAGATGATTGTTTTGAAAATATTATTACAAATATATCATCTAGAAAACATTATGACAATCTTAGTGGTATGAAAAAATGTACGAATATAAACAAATTAATACTATGGAGACCTATGATTGATATTTATAAAAAAAATATTATTGATTTTGCATATAAATTTAATATTCCATTCTTAAAAGATAGTACACCAAAATGGTCGATGAGAGGTAAAATAAGAGATAATGTTAAAAAAGAATTGATTAATTTAAAATGTAATGATGATATTATAGAAACTTTTTTTGAATTAAAAGATTATTTATATGAATCAAATGAAATAATCCATAATATTGTTTTAAATAATTTAATAAATAAACTTAATTATTCATATAACAATATATGTACAAATATTTCTGTAATATATAATGAAAATGAAATAACATGTTTTAATTATTTTAATATATGTTTTTTATTTTTTAAAAAAATTAATATTAAAATTTCTAATAAAACAATAAAAGAATTTATGCAGTTTATTAAAAAAAATAAAAATACTAAAATTTTTATTAACAAGAATGTTTATATTAACAAAAATTTTACTGTTTATAATCAATATTTTTTAGATATTTATATTACTGATTAAAATAATCAAATATGACATTATTATTCGAAATATTATTCTTACAATAATTTAAATGTTCACATACATCGAATAAATTATCTATTTTATTAATTTTATTAATATTTAAATTTAGAAAAACATTTTCATGGTATTTTTCAAGTAAATTATTGAATCTTATTTTGTAATTATTATTTTTTTCTATTTTTTTAAATTGTTTTTTAATTAAACTATCATCAATATTTGAAATAATATTACTAATATCATTACATCTTTTAATATCAATATAATGTTTTAATTTATTATAATTTTCAATCTCACTTTTATTTATATTAGTTTTTTCTTTTTTCTCAATATCAATCTTATAATACTCATTATTATAACATATTATTACATATTTATCATTTTCTTTTAAATTTATAATAGGACCTCCAAAGTATTTTTTGTAATAATCATTTAATACTATATTAAATAAATTAAATAATTCTGTTTCTTTATTATCAAGTGTTTTATATAATTTAGTTATGAATGATTGATATAAAATATTTATTTGTGTTAATTTATATGATATTAATTCACTTTTAATTTCTAATGCAGCTGTTGTAGGTGTTGAATAATTTTTATCTGTAATTCCCGTAATTAATAATTTATCTTCTTTATCATATTCATGTCCAATTGCTGATATAATTGGTTTAGAAGAATTTTTTATTTTTTTAAATAATTCAATATTATCAAATGAATTTGATATTTCATTAGTTGCACCACCACCTCTGATAATTATAATAATATCATTTGATTGTAAATTATCAATTGCAATTATTGTTTCATTTGATGTATTTTCTCCTTCAAGTGATATTTCTATTAAATTAATTTCAATATTTAAATTAAATTGTTTTACAAAATCATTATATCCTTGTGTTTCTTTTTTTGATATTATTCCAATTCTTTTTACTTTATTCCAGTCAATTATTTTTTTATCAATATGTAAATTATACTTAATAATTTCATCTTTCAATAATTTTAATCTAGAATTTTCATTTTCTAATATCAAATTACTTACATTTAATATATATTTATGTCCGTAATAATACTCACAATTCAAATAACCTTCAATTTTGCATAATTTATTTTCATTTTTGATTATTTCATCTGTAGAAATTTTAGTTTTACTTGTCCATAATTTACAATCAAATGAAATATTATTATTTGTTATTTTAAAACTCATCCCACTTTTTTTCCAAATTTTACATTCTTTTATATCTCCTATCAGTGTTAATTTATCAAATTCATTACAAATTAATTTATTTTTTGATAATAAAATACCATTTAAAACTTCTGGAGTATAAATAATATTTTCTTCAAAATAATTATCACTTGAATCACTTAAATCGCTAGAATCATTAATAAAATTCATAATTAAAAATATTATTATAATGATATTCATTTTTTTTATTTTCTTTGACATTTATATATTTTCATACTTATATCTCCAAAATTATAATATACTTATATCTCCAAAATTATAATATACTTCTATCTAATTTATTATAATTCTTTGATTTATAAAAAAAAAATTTTTTAATTTTTATATATATATATGGTATTATTACTGATGTAATAATTATTACTTCAATCATTTATTCTTTTTTGTTACTTTTTTCTTAGGTTTTTTTTCTTCTTGAATATCTTCTTTACTTTCTTCTTCTTGAATATTTTCTTCTTTACTTTCTTCTTTAGTTTCTTCTTTTTTAGTTTCTTCTTTACTTTCTTCTTCTTTACTTTTATTATCTTCTTTTTGCTTTCTCCAAAGTTCTCCTATTTTTTTCATTAAATTTTGTCTTGTTAACTCTGGAAATTCTTCCTTCATTTTTTTCATATTTTCGGATACGAAATTATTATACTTTGTAGGAGGTCTTTTTTCCTTTTTAACATTTTTTTTACTATAAACTTCTTTATAAACTGTATTTAAAATAAGACATAATTCATTTTTAGTATATTCTTTGTTAATATCAACTGCTTCATTAAATTTTTCAAGTACATCCTTTGTATTAGTCATTATTACAATAGTAATAATAAACTATAAAATTATAATCATTTTTTTTTTATAATTCTATTTAATTTATATTTAATTAATAGAAGAAGTTGTACTATTTATGTCAATAAGTAATACTGATAATCCATATTTTATAATTGTTGCTGGACCAACTGCATCTGGAAAATCTACATTAGTAAATAAAATTTCACATTATCTAAAAAATGAAGATTTCATTGATAAATCTAAAACAAACTTTATTTCTATAGATAATTTAATTGAAAAAAATCCATATTTTAAAAATGAAATAGATAATTATTTTAAAAAACAATTTAAAAATAATAAAAGTAATATATATAATGAATTTTTATATCCATCAAAAAAAACAATTAAATTTTTTAATAAAATATATTGGGAATCTAGAAAAAATATAGATTGTGTAACTGGAAAAAAATTAAATTTAAAAAATAAAACACCTGATGAAAAAAAATATAAACCTTGTAGTCAATTAATTGCTAATGATATTTTGCTTTCATTAAAAAATAGAAAGAATGTAATATTTGAAACAACGGGTATTACATTTCCATTTTGGATTTTTAAACAATACCCTAATGATTTGATGAATTATAATTTAATAATAGCATGGTCAATTGTAGATATATGCGATCTATATAATAGAAATAAATTTAGGACTTTATCTACTGTAAAATCATTTATTGAAACATTTGCTGAAGATAATGCACCAAGATTACCGGATATTAGAAAAAAAAATTATAAAAGAAGTTTAATAAATATAGTAGATACATATAAAGAATTTGTTAAATATCATGGCAATAGATCATTATCTAAATTAAGACTTTTATTATTTGATAATAGAAGTAAAACATCAAAAAATTTGTATGATAGTTATATCAATAGTGATAAAACAGGATATACTGAAATCTTAAAATATAATATTCACAATAGTTGTGATGAAAAAAATACAACATTTACATTACCACCATCTAGAAAATCGTCACCATTTAGAAAATCGTCACCATCTAGAAAATCGTCACCATCTAGAAAATCGTCACCATCTAGAAAATCGTCACCATCTAGAAAATCGCCACCATCTAGAAAATCGTCACTATCTAGAAAATCGTCACCATTTAGAAAATCGCCACTATCTAGTACATCGCCACCATCTAGAAAATCTTCGCCATCATTACTTAGTGAATCTTCTTCTATAAATGAGAAATCAAATCCCAAAGTCATAAATTTTACAAACTCTCGACAATCATTACATAATATGACAACAAGAAGTAAAACACAAACACTATTAAATATAAGAAAAAAATAATCATTAACCAGCCTTTTTCATATTTTCAATATTTATTTTTCCTTTTGGACAATTGATATTCATACAATTTGGTTTTACACATTCTTGTCTCAATTTACTTTTACAATATTTATTATCACAATGTGGACATAAACAATCGTGTTTTTTTAGAAAAAAATTGGGACATTTTTCATTAATACATTGTTGTAATTTGCATTCTGTTTCGCCTTTTAATTTAGCTACATTATAGCAATCTTCATTTGTACAATTTGGACAATAACATATGGGAACTTTTTCACGATTTTTATAATTATTTTCATGAATCCATATGTTACATATCCATTTATCTCCTTTTTTAATAACTGTTCCTGTATGTTGAGATAATTCATGAAAATCAGAATTATTATAATTGATATTCCTAAATAAAATTGCCATACCTTTTTTAGGTTTGACATGTTTATCGATTTTTGTAAAATATGTACTACCACCTTCTAAATTATCATTCAGATAAATTAAGAAAGTATATACTCTTTGTCCTGATGCACCATTCATATTAATTTTAGCATCAATATCAGTTGAATTACATGCATCATAATGTGGATTATAATATCCACCTTTTTCATAATTAACAACTTGTATTTGTTCTTGATTAACTACGGGGAATTTAGTAATAAAAGATGCAATATTTTCTAATTTATCAATTGTTTTTCTTAATTCAATTTCTGTTGTTGAATCTTTATCTAACCATGCTGTTTTACTAATTCTTATATTTGGATCAGCTTCTTTTTTTGTAAACCCATCCTTATAAACTATACTTTCTTTTAAATCTTTTTTGGAATTTTTAATTATACAATTACATTCATCATCGGTTAAAACATCATAATATTTTGTAATTTCATAATCTTTTACTTTTATTTTTTCTTTTTTTAAACTATTTATAAATTTATCTACATTTTGTGAATTATACTTTATTTTATTTGTAAATAAATAAATAACTAAAGCAATAAATGCCAATATTAACAAAATTGCGACAATATTTACATAATTAATATTTGTTATATTAATCATTATTTATATTATTAGTAAATAAAATTATATTATATAAAAAAACTTAAAAAAAAAATGAATAATTAATATAAATAGGAAAAATAAAAAATGGAATTTTGCGATAATTGTTCGAATATGTTATATATTTGTAATGATGAAGAAAATAACTTACTTAAATATTGTAAACATTGTGCTTTTGTTAAAAAAGAAGTTGAAAGTAAGTGTATTAAAATAACAGAAACAAAATATTCACAAGATGATTTATTATATTATCAAAATATTAATAAATATCTTCGTCATGACCCTACTTTAAGAAGAATTAGAGATGTTAATATTACATGTAAAAATACTGAATGTGAAATTGAAAAAGATAAACAACAAATTTTATACATAAAATATGATACTAAAAATATGAAATATTTCTATGTATGCGACCATTGTGGATATATATGGCGTGAAAATAATTAAGAATTAAATATTAATATTATAGAAGAATGTTTATTATTACAAATGATATATTAAAAGATGATTCGATATTTTCTAATCCAAATATATATGTTGATTATAATGCTGGATATATATATCAAATATTAAAACAAGAAGAATTAGATAAAATAGAAAATACTTATAATTTATTTACAAATAACAAAGATTTGGTTTTAATAACTACAATTTATATTTTTTTAGTTTTTATAGTAATATTATTTCCAATGATTAAAAGATTTTTTAATAATTCGTATAATACATTATTATTTACTACACAAATTTGTAAATTTATTTATATACTCAAAATACTAATTTAAAAAAATTTGATTTTATTTAAATATTATTTAAATTAATAATATTAGAATGTATTTATTTATAGATACTGAAACAAATGGACTACCAAATATGACAAATATAAGATATGGTGATTATCCTTTGTATACAAATATTAATAAATATGATACTGCGAGAGTTATACAATTAAGTTTTATGTTATGTGATGAAAATTTAAATGAAATTGAAATGTATGATTATATCATTAAAAGAGAAAATTTTGAAATAACTAACTATGAATTTCATAATATTACAAATGAAATATCTGATAATGGTAAAAAATTCGATGATGCTTTTGATATATTATTAAATACATTAAAAAAATGCAAATATATTGTTGCACATAATATTAATTTTGATATTAATGTTATTCGAAGTGAGTTTTATAGACGAAATAAACTAGACTATATTACAGAAATAAATAAATATGAACAAATTTGTACAGTTAAAAAGTTTAAATCTATTGTGAAAGCAAAAAATAGATATAATAAAATTAAAGACCCTAGTTTAAAAGAATTATATCATTTTGCATTTAATAAAGACATTGAACATGCTCATAATTCTAAATATGATGTTATTAATTTACATAAGGCAGTAAAATATTATTTTGACAATGATATAATTAAAGAATTAAAATAAAAAATGATATAAATATTAGATATACTTAAAAATAAATAATGTCAACAATGTCAATTATTAATAATAAACCACCTAAAGTTATTTCTCTTACTGATACTTATAATAAAGTAAACGATAAGAAAATATCTAAACCAATTATGACAAAATATGAATTTAATCAAATTATTTCACAAAGAACAACAATGTTAGCACATGGTGCTATTCCTTTAATAGATGTTAGTAATTTTAAAGTTAAAAGTAATATTGAATTAAGAGAAATTGCTTTAAATGAATTACGAGAAGGAAAAATCCCATTTATTATAAAAAGACCATTGCCCAATAATAAATTTGATTTATATAGAGTTAAAGATCTGGATTTAGTTGCTGTTATTCATATGTTTAGATAATTAAATATTGTACATGATGTAGCATATAAAAATGTTCCCCATAATGTATCTTTAATAGCAATATTTATTGTATAATTTTCATAAATAGATATACTTGTGAAATTATAAATTCCATATATAAAAAAACCTACTAATCCTGAATAATATAATGATTTTAATATATAATTTATTTTTTTATCTTTTTTATTAATATAATTACTACTAAATGGTATTGCTAAAAAAAATATACTTGTAAATACTAATACATATGCAATAAGTGCATATGTTATATTTACTTTCATTTCTGTTTTTTGTACTAGTTTAGTAACATTTGCATAATTTTTAGCATTTATCAAATAAATCCAAATAAATTCGGCAATAATAATGTAAAAAATAGTTATAATATATTTTATATAATTTTCCATCTATAATAATAAATGAAATTAAAAAAAAAAAACATATGTCTTTATATATTATATCTTTTGATTTGTTTATTAATTGCTCTTATTATCTATTATACTTATAAAATATTCACAACGAAAAAAAAATATATAGAACCTTTTCAAAATAGTATAGAATATTTAACTTCACAAATGGTTAGTGATTTTTTAAATAGAGATTATGATAATTATGTTAATAATTTATCAAGATTTGATTTAATTGCAAGAAAAGTTGATACTAATAATCAATATATACAACAAATATCGAATTGTGCAAAAGATTTTACTGAAACTCAAAAAAATATTATTAATAATTGTTGTAAAAAAGCTGATGAATTTTTACAACAATATAATGATTTATTAGATGGGAAAGAAATTGCTAAACTTAATTGGAAATTTGCTTTAACAGATAAACAAAATGGATTAGAATATGAAGATGGTCTACCACATACAAGAAGTGATATTATATTTTTTAGTGATAAAATGATACCTGAAACAGAAACACCTGATTTAGTTAATACTTTAATACATGAAAAAATACATGTATATCAAAGACAACATGAATCGGATGTTGATGTTATTTTATCTAATTCTGATAAATTAGGATTTCATAAAATAGTTCACTTTAATCCTAAAAAAAGAGCAAATCCTGATTTAAATAATAATACATATAAAAATCCTAATAATGAATTAATGCAATGTTATTATAACTCAGATAATCCAAATTCTATACAAGATGTAACATGTTTGCATAATAACAGCGTTAATGAACATCCATATGAATTTCTAGCATATACTATTGCAAATAAATATAATGACTATTTAATGAAAAAATATATAAATATATAATTTTTAATATTTATATTATGGAACATATAATAAATCAAGCACCCGAGAATATATTTGATGATAAAATACTTGAAATTTATATTAAAAATAGTAGTAATGTGATAGATACTTTAGTTGAATTATGGGATATTAAAGAAGAAAAAAAAGAAGTTACAGAAGAACAACAAAAATGGAATGAAATTAGAGAAACATGTGATATGTTTGATAATGAAATGTATAACCAAATTAAAGGCAATCCTGATAAACCAGTTGAAAATAAACCTTTAAATAATATTCCTATAACATCATGTGATGTACCAGAAGCATCATGTGATTGTACTTGTACTTATGATAATGATATAAATGAACAAAGTATAAATTAAAAAAGTACATATTTGTTATTTTTTATAAATTATAAAATTATTTTTTATTTTTTTATTTTTTTAGTGATATGTACTTTTTTAACTTTTATTTTTTTAAGTTTAGCTTTTTCTTTTTTAAGTTTTTCTTTTGCCTTTGCCTTTTCTCTTTTAAGTTTTTTTTTAAATTCATCAATACGTTTATTATTTTTTTCAATTTTATTTTTGTTTTTAGTTTTATTTTTTCTTAACTTTTTATTTAATTCTCTAAGTTTTTCTATTTTAATCAAATAAAGTACAACTTTTGTTGAATCACCCGCCCCACCTAAACCCTCCCACGCGCTATTATCGGCAACTTTATAATTAACTTGTTATAATAAATATATTATGTCTTGTTTATTCTCTTCTTTTTGTTCTTCTCTATTCTCTGTAAATCTTTTTGTTATACATGAGTTCATAAAGAGTTTAAGCCGTTCATCAGTTATAGGCATATCCTCTGATATCCTTGTGTTATGTCTAAAATAATGTATTAATGTTTCTAAAAACTTTTGAAGCATCTTCAAAGCCCCGTTTTTTGTATACCCCTCACCAAGATGTCGGAAAACCCAATCATGTTTAAGAAATATATATGATTTTCTGTTTTTCTTAAACGGGCCACAATCTGCAGGATGATCAGGACATGGTCATGCAATATGTATACCACCAAACCTATTTTGTTTTATAAATGAACTTATATGAAAAATTTCTTCTTCACCTGTTCCCTTGTAGTAAAATTTTAAAATAATTCTCCCCAACTGATTAACAACCCATTCCACTGTCCCTCTACGCGTATCTCTTGGGAGAGTAGAATGCTTTAATTCTTCTCCATGTCAGGCAACAGCCTTATCAAAATCGCGATATGCCATTTCCAGCACATCCTTCTCCAACTCGTCCATTCTTACATACGCTTTGTGTTGATCATTACCAGAGACTAAGTTTCTGTTGCCCAAGCTATAATGACGTGCTATTCCGGATGGTCTGGATGCGTCGTATGTTGCGCCTCTTCTATCTTCAATCACTGTTCGTCGCGGCGCTGGAGGCATAATATATTATGTTCTAATAATTTAAAAGATTTTTTTACAGTTATATAAGAATAATCATATACAAAAATATATTAATGATACAAAATAATGATAAATACCATATTAATATCAAAACAATACAAGCAACTATCTTTAAACAAGTAATAGATGCTTTAAAAGATATATTAATGGATGTAAATTTAGAAATAGATGAAACTGGAGTTAAAATAATAGCAATGGATAATACGCATGTAGTATTAATTCATTTGAAATTAGAAGCTGATAAATTTGAAGAATATTATTGTGAAAAAAAAAGATATATTGGGGTTAATATGTTGAAATTACATATGTTAATTAAAACAATAGGTACAAATGATTTATTAAATTTATATATAGAAAAAGAAGATGAAAATAAATTAGGAATTAAAATAACAAATAATGAAAAAAATGTAGAAACAAATTATAAATTATCAACAATTGATATTGATGTTTTAGATGTTACAATACCTCCAGCAAATTTCAGTACATCAATAACAATGCCATCATCATATTTACAAAAAATAATAAGAGATATGCATAATATATCTGATTTTATTGAAATAAGAAACATAGAAAAATCTTTAATATTAAAATGTAAAGGTGATTTTTGCTCTCAAGAAACTATATTAGGAAGTGAAAAATCGCAAAATATAACAATAGAAAAAAATGAAAACGATGAAAATACAGATGAAGATCAAGAGATAATACAGGGTATTTTTAGTTTAAAATATTTATTAATTTTTACAAAATGTACAAATTTATGCCCAACCGTAGAAATATATTTGAAAAATTCTTATCCAATCATACTTCGTTATAGTATTGCTTCATTAGGAGAAATCAAACTTTGTTTAGCACAACAGGATGTTGATGTTAATTAGTTTTATTAGTTAAAACTTCAATATTTTTTTTTTTTAAATTATGTTTTATTCTTTTATTTAAAACCTTATTAATAAATTCATCGAAAATAGTATAAATAAAAGGAATAATAATATCATTTATAACTTCTTCGCCAAGAAAAGCACTTGCTGCAAGAAGTAAACCATTATTAAATTGTATTTTATCGTATTTATCATCCAATTCAATATAATTATTATTAATAACATCTTCGTCATTATCTAATTCTGGATCATCACATGGAATAAATTTTCTTGTATAATTAAGAGCGATATAATCATTATTTTCTACATTTGGATATGCTTTAATATAATAAACCGTGCATTGGTCAGCAAGTAATTTTTTAACATAATTTGGTTTATCAATATAACAAACAAATTTATAAATTAATTGTTTATCACTTTCATAAATAAGTGTTTTTTCTACATTTAATTCAATAATGATATCTTTAATTTTAGGTATAATTGTTTTATCAATATATTCATTAAAAGTAATAAATTTTTTTAAGTCATTAATATTAAATTTTTTAGCAATTAAATACTTATTCGTACTATCATCTAATTTAGATATGGTATCTTTGTCATTAAAATCAAAAATTTTAGAAATAAATTTAATAGAATTGAAATATTTTTTAATACTGTTTAAATCTGTTTTCACAAGCATTGGTGTAACATTATACATAATTAAATACTAATAATATACTATTAAATAATAGTGTTTTTTTATATAGATTTAAATTTTAATAATTTTATTTTCTAAATGAACAATATTGCTAGTAGATTTTATTTTAAAATCTAATTGATAATCAAATGAACAATTATGTGCAGTATAAAATAAGTGTTTATTACAATAATAATTATTGCATTTACATTTAGAAGTTAGTATATCTAAAGTTTTCAGTTTTTTATTACAAAAATTACAATATATTTTATTATCCATAATAATAAAAAATATTAAAAAAATCAATTTTTATATTAATTTATCTAAATTAGTTTTAAAAGAATTATATATATTTAATACATTAATTCCAGTATATTTATAAATAATGTCATATTTTTTAAGCATAATATATATAATTAAAATAATTATGATAAATGTATATATTAATAACATAAAATCATTTAAATTCATTTTAAACTCTATATTAGGATACGAAAATATATTTAAAAAAATGATAATAAAATATTTATATTATAATTTAAAATGAATTTAAATGAATTAATAACAGAAAATACAAATATAATAGAAATATATTTAAAAAATAATAAAATTATTAATAACAAATTAGATATTACTTTAGAAAAAAATAAAATAGATAAAATATTGAATAAATATAAATTTAAACATGAAGTTAGTTATACACTATATAATAAAAAAAATTTATTATTACTCTATGATATGACAAATGATAGTCAAATAGTATTTGAAAAAAATTTATCAAATTATAAAGAATTTGATAAATATATAATATTTAGTTATGACGAAAAAAAATTACCACCATATTTGTTTGGATGTGATAATAATATAGATAATAATTGTATATATAAAATAAAAGAATATAAAATAAATAACAGAATTTCAATAATAAATAAAATAGAAAATAATAAGGATTGTATATATATTTATTATAAACATGATAAACATGTAGATTTGGAAAAAAACGAAAATATCATTAATGATATAATAAAAAATATTATATAATTAATATTTAAGAAGATGTATTTAAAAGTTTTAATAATAGTTACAATCTTGATTATATTAACGTTATCAATATATTATGTTGAATATAATAAAACTTTTTATATCAAAAATGATATAGAAGCATTTTTAATTAATTTAGATTATAGAACAGATAGATTAGAAAGATTTAAAAGAACATATAATTTAAAAAATATAAAATGTTCATTAGTAAAAGCGGTAGATGCAAAAAAAATAGATATTGAAAAATTAAAAAAAAATAATTTAATTGGCGAATACGGATTAGAGACATTAAAAAAGAAAAAAAGAACACATCATCATCAATTTAATACAATGGGAGCAATTGGTTGTTATATGAGTCATATAAAAACATGGCAAAAAATACTTAAAAGTCAATGTAAATATGGTTTAATATTTGAAGATGATATAGAATTTAATAATAATATGACGGAGAATATAATATGTAATTATATTTCAAAATTGCCAAATGATTGGGATATATTATTATTAAGTAAAAATAGAGTAACAATGTATAATGTAAAAGATAATTTATATAAAATAAAAAAATTCATATGTCTTCATTCATATATTATAAATAAAAAATCTATTCCAAAGATTATACAAAATATGACACCTATCAATCAACAAATCGATTTCAAATTATCGTGTTTAGCAAATCAAAATATAATAAATGTTTACTTATTTAATGATTTAAATAACGAATTATTTTATAAACAATATGCATCAAATACAAATATACAAACATCAACAATTAGAGGTGCAAGTTGGGATTTAAATTGTAATATTTAATTTAATTATATAAAAAATATATATTAAAAGTTATATAATATGCAAGAAAATAAATATTTAGAAGTAATATTTAAAGAAAATTTATTAAAAATAGATTCACATAATTATAAAGAATATAGATATACATTTAGTGAATTTGTAAAATTATTAGATAAATATATATTCAAAACTCCATCATTTCAATCTGTTTTAAATGATGATAAAATCAATGAAATGATATTTTCATACAAAAATAATCCAGAATTTTTCAATTTTAAGAACAAAATAGTATTATGTTATATACCATCAAAGGAAAATAATATATATATAATGGATGGACAACATAGAATTGAAATGATAAGAGGATTAAATGAGTTAAATTACGATGATTATATCAATATATGTTGTTATATAATAAATGATGAAGAAAAAATAAAATTATTATATGATGAATTGAATAAAGATTCGTATAAAAATATGAATTATGTTTTTTTAGATGATTTTAGTAAAGATTTACATAATAAATTTGTTGATTATTTAAAAATAAATTATAGTTTTTATTTTGAAAAAAGACAAAAAAAGGAAGCATATAAAAAAACAATAACAGAATTTTTAAATGAAATAGAAGAAACAAATTATTTATTAAAATTTGATAGTTTTACAAAAATGAAAGAAGATTTTGAAAATGCAAATTTTACATATAATTATTTAATTAAATACAAAGTTTTATTTTCAAATAATGATAAAATATTTTATAAAGAAGAGCATAATAGTGTTAATAATGGTATAGTATTTACTTTGAAAAACAATAATTTTATAGATTATTTATTAAATAGAAATACAATTCCTCATCATAAATTTAAAAAAGAGAAAAAAAGAATTACAAAAAAATTAAAAAAAGAGGTTTGGATAAAAGAATATGGTGAGAAAAAGGAAGGTAAATGTCCGTATAAAAATTGTAAAAATAATATATATGAGAAAGATTATAGTTGTGGTCATGTAATTTCAGAATATAATGGTGGTGAAACGACTATAAATAATTTACGACCGATGTGTTATGGATGTAATAATAAATTAGGAAAAAGAAACTGGGTATAATAAAAAATGATTTAATTAAGAATTTTTAAAAATAAAATGGAAGAATTTATAAAAGATATAACAAAATTATTTATCATAAATAATTGTTGTTATCATAATAATGAAGAAAAAAATAACAATATTATAATTAAAGCAAATGATAGTAAATCGAAAAATTATAGAGGATTGACAGGTATTCGTATTCATAGTAATGAAATAAATAAAATATACAAAGATTTAGAATATAATATGGAATTTAAAAAAGATAATAATCCTAAAACACTACGAAGAGTTCCTGTTTAATCGTTAATAATAACTTTATTATTAAATGTAACACAATTTTTATTTTTTTTACTTATTTCATAATTAAATGTAATATCTTCTAATTCACAATCTAAATCATTAACTATATTTTCATCAATTTCATAATATTGATTATCGACCTTGAATTTATTATCCTTCATTAATTCATATAAATATTCCTCATCAAGTAATACTTCAGAATCTCCTGTACCACAAGGTGCTAATTGACCAAGCATAACATTTGCAGATACACCATTTACATTATCATATTCTGCAAATATACTAGCATTAATCAACATATCAGTTGTTTCTTCAAAACTTGATTTGGCAAGAGGTCCAATATCACCCCTATTAATACCATGTCTATCAATTGACATTAATTGTCCTTTATAAGTCATTGTATCAATTAATAGAGATAAGTGTCTATAATTCATAGCATCTTCACTAGTTACATTAATTAACTCATGATATAATGCTGTACGTGCTGCTTCAATACCTAATGTGTCATAAATTTCTCTAATATCATTTGATATAGTTCTAGTACTATCAATATTAGGATTTGATAATATTTCAATTAAATTTGTACCATCAGTATCTAATACCCATTCAACAATATTATCAAATTTATTTGTATCATAATTATATTTAGTATATTTCTTTTTATTTAATGATACTTTTTTAATACCTTTATAACCTTTTAATAATACTTGATGTACTATATTATGTTCTAATGCTTTAATTGCCGCCATTTGATCATTTAAATCAATATCTTTGATTACTTGATCAATTATTTTAATACGGAAAATACATTCTTCTGCATTATCATCGCTATAAATTGCTTCAATTGTTTTTTCATATGTTGTATTAAGTTTAGTATATATATCAATCATTCTCAAACCATGTTGTTTTAATTTTTCTTTATCAAATTTCATTCTAATAATCCATGGAGAAGTTGATGTTAATTGATTAATAAATTCAAATTCTTTATAAACATTTAATAAACCTTTATCTTGTTCAATATTTGTGGAATATTGATTATCGCTTTTATCCCAATATATTTCACTAGAATCTAAAATATCATATAATTTTGTAATTTCAATTGAATTTTTAATATTCATTGCAGATATTTTAGTTTTTTCAATATTAATATCATCATTATCTAAACCTTCTTCATTAATTACCGGATTATATGTTTTAGCAATATCATTCTTCATATAAATTAATAATGTAGGTGTTTTGGTTTTTTTTGTTGCACTTAAAATTTCTTTTAATCTAGGAACACCACTTGTTGCTTTCACTGCAGCTGCAGTACCAGAAACATGAAATGAATCTAATGTCATTTGTGTACCCATTTCACCAATAGTTTGTGCTGCAACAATACCAACCATTTCACCAGGTTGAGCAATTGCTTCATTAAAATATTGTATAATTTGTGAAACAATATTATCAAATATATCTTTTGTAAAATGATAAGTCATAATTAATTTTTTAGGATTTAAATGATATCTTAATAAAATTCCTAAAAATTTAGTACCTTGTTCACTATTTTTAATATATAATGTATCAATTAATTTTTCAATATTTTCAAGAATATATAGTGGTGTTAAATCACTCTTAATTGATTTAACCTTAATTGATTTTAATTTTTTATCAGCATTATTAATAATTCTATCAAATGGTATGGGATAATTAATAGACTTATTTTTAGTATAATTGAAAATATATTTTATTAAATAATCTCTATCATCAAGAATATTATTATAATGTTCAGTACATTTTGTATATGTACTTGCTAATACTTCTTTATTTGATTTTGTTGTTAAATAAGTAGATAATTTATCATTTTTACGCAAATGAAATATATTTTCAATAATTAATGGATCCATATCTATATAAGAAATAAATTGATTTTCAATTTTACATCCATCCATACCATCTTCTCCATATATAAATTGTATAATAGAACCACTTGCATTTCTAACAGTATTATCATAATAAACTTTAGCATCCTCCATTGCTTTGACTAACCGTCTTTGAATATAACCTGTTTCAGAAGTTTTTACAGCAGTATCAATCAAACCTTCTCTACCACCCATAGCATGAAAGAATACTTCTTGTGGTGTTAATCCAGAAATAAAACTATTTTCAACAAATCCTCTTGCTTCGGGACCATCGTCATATTTTGTGTAATGTGGTAATGTTCTATCAGTAAAACCATAAGAAATTCTTTTACCATCAACATTTTGTTGACCAACACAAGCAATAATTTGAGCAATATTTGTTTCTTTGCCTTTTGAACCGGATTTAACCATATTAATCATTCTATTAGTCTTTTCATCAATTTGACTTAATCCTATTTTACCAACTTGATTTGTTGTTTCATTTAAAATACCAATTAATTCTCTTTCGATAAAATCTTCATTAGTGAAAATACTATTATTTTCAATAAAACCTCTACGAGTATTATCTAATTTAGTATATGCTTTTTCTTTCATTTCTTTAATTTTCATTTTTAAATTCATTTCAGTTTCTTTATCAGTTACTAAATCACTAATTCCAACACTAAAACCAGCAGTTAATAACCATCTACAAATTAATCTTTGTGTATTATCAAGAAACTTTTGAGTTTCAAATGGTCCATAATCATGATAGATAATAGGAATTAAACCGGATGATTTACTATGAAATATACTTTTATCTAATGAATCTGATTCTTCTAAATATTTACTATTTGTAATAGTAACCTTTTTTTCAGCTTTATTTTTTCTATCAATATTTAATCCGGGTGGTAAAATGTATGAATAAGTTTGTTTTCCAGTGTAATTATAATTTTTATCACATTTTTCTAATACACCTGTAAAATTACTATTAATCATTTGTAAATTTGCTAGTGTTTTATCCTTAATTTTGATATTATCCTTTGTTAATCGAAATGAACCAAGAAGAGTATCTTGTACTATTTCAATAATTGGTTTTCCATCTCTTGGTGCAATAATCATATAAGGTACTGCTGCAATATCTTTTAATTCAGACATTGTTTCAATACTTTGTGGACAATGTAAATTCATTTCATCACCATCAAAATCTGCATTATATGGTGGTGTATCTAAAACATTTAATCTAAATGTTTGATAAGGCATAATAATTACTTTATGACACATCATAGACATTTTATGAAGAGATGGTTGACGATTAAATAAAATATAATCACCGTCTCTTAAATGTCTGTGAACAACATCTCCATATTTTAATTCATCAATAATTTTTTCAATATTTGCATTTTTTAAATTAATTGTAGTAATTGTATCATTATTTTTTTTAACTAATTTTGCTCCAGGCCAAACATCTGGTCCATTTTCAATTAATTTTTTCATTTCTTCAATATTATATTGATTAACAATTTCAGGAAATGTTATATTTACTGCAATTTTAATCGGAACACCTAATTCATCAATACTAATATAAGGATCTGGTGTAATAACAGAACGAGAAGATTGATCAACACGTTTTCCATTTAAATTACCTCTTATTCTACCTTCCTTCTTTTTCATTCTATCAGAAACTGATTTCAGTTTTCTCCCATTTCGTTGTTGTGAAGGAGCGAGACCTGGAATTTGATTATCAATAAATGTAAATACATGATATTGTAATACCATTGTAATTAATTTAATTGTTTCTTCTGATGTTCCTTTTGCAATCTTATCATAAATATTATTATTGATTTTTATAATTTCACTTAATTTGTGTGTTAAATCATCTTCTCTTCTTTGACCATTTTCTTCAATAATACTTGGTCTTACTGATGGTGGTGGAACAGGTAATACAGTACAAATCATCCATTCAGGTCTATTCCAGATAGGATTAAAACCCATTAATTCCATATCACTATCAGTAATTTTTTGAAATATTTTTAATACATCTTCGGCGGTGAATTCTAATAGAATATCTTCTTCTTTTTCTTCATCATCTGTTTTTTTTTTATTTTTCCATTCTGCAATAATTTTCATAGAACCTTCTTTGGTATATTTAGTTGGTTGTTTAGATGAACATCCGCATGTACCATCATCGCCACAAAACTTGAATTTTGTATTTGAAATATTTTTATTGCATAATTTCGAATAAGTATCCCATCTTTTTTGATTATTTTTAATTTGTAATATTTTTTTAATATCATTTCTGATATTTTCGTCAGTAGTATTTTCGGATATTAGTAATTTCGAACATTTATAACAAATACATTTTAATATTTTTCTTGTAATATCGAAAAACATTGCATGAAAAACGGGTTTTGCTAACTTAATATGTCCAAAATGACCAGGGCAAAATACATTTTTTTGTTCACATGTTGCGCACAATCTATTATGTTCTAATACTCCAAGACGAGAATCAAATAAACCACCAATGATTGGTTCACTACCGGCATAAGTGTCTGTTTTAGTAATTTCAACAACAGATCTTTTTAAAATTTCATCAGGACCAAGAACACTGAATTGAATACCTTTCACATTTTGAATATCAATTTTCTGATTAGTGTAGTTTAATTCAGGATATATTGACATTTATTTATTAGTTTCTTATATATTAGTTACTTTTAAATATAAAAGTTAAAAATAATCATTTTTTTTATTATATAAAATATTAATTATTTATAGAGTTAATAATTAATGATAAACATTAATTCAATAGATAGTTCTATAAATCATTTGAATAATTTATTAAATAAAGATTATGTTAATACTACTGAACTAAATACAACAGATTATCTAAAAGATAACTATTATATACATAGTGGATATTATTATGAAAAAGAATTATTCGAAGAATTAATTCATAAATATTACGATAAAAATGAAAATCTTTTTAGTTATCAAGAAATTGATAGATATGTAATAAATAATAGTATATCATATTATAATAAATTTTATATAGACAATCCACATAATGATTATTTCTTAAAAGATATAAAGGTAGTTGATAATAGTGATTTGTCTAAAAATAATGTATGTGATTTAAATATATCAAAATTACTTAATAAGAAATATAATTTTTATTTATTTAAACTTGAATTTATTAGAAATTTATACTATTATATATCAACTAAAGATTATATTGATAAATATGAATATGAAAATAATTTATATTATTTTGAAATACCAACAAAATATTTTATTTCTGATAGAAACAATATTGTTAAAAATAGTTATAATAATTTTGTAAAATTTAAAGTTAAAGTTTATAACAAAAAAATAAATATTATATTTGAAAATAATAATAATATCACAAATAATTTAATTGAAACAATAAAACCTATTTTAAATTATCATATTAATTTAATTACTAACGATACAATATTAAAACTAGGTAATTTGAATAAATATGAAAAAATTAAAAAATATGCTGAAGAAATAGAAAAAAAATATGATAATATAAGATTTGAATCAAATATTAAAATATTACAATATTTACACTATAAAACTCAAAGTATATATACCGAAAAATTTATAAATAATTACTTAAATATTATAATAACTAATTATAAATCTTTTGATTCTATTAAAAAAGATAATATTACAACATTTGATACAAATAATGATAATGATAATGATAATACTTTAAATGATATTGTAATTAGTGATCCCAATGAAAAATTTGAAGACGATAAAGAAGTTAATATTATAGATAATAATAAAGAGGATGATAATAATAAAATTGACAAAAATATTATAAAAGATACTAATAGTGATATATTATTCGATGATATTAATGAAAAAAATACTATATTTGATAAAGAAAAAAAATTAAATACTTATAAAAATATTATTTTATCCTTAATAATATTTTTATCTATATTATCACTAATTATTGTAACATATTTAATTATTAAAATACTATCAAATGATTTTAATTTAATTGATATCATATTATCATTTGTTATAACTATTTTAATAATTACGATTTTAATGTTAATAATTTTATATAATAGTAATGAATATTTAAAAAAATTTTTTTTTTTGAATAAAGAACATTTCACACAAGATACACAATTTAGCAGAACACAATTAAATGCTGTATTTGATTTATTTGATAAAGTAAATGATATTCCTCCTACAGAAGTATTAGAACCAAGAAGTACTGAAACAGAAGAAACAAATGAAACAGAAAATATTGAAACAATAGAAAATATTGAAACAAAAATAAATGATGAATTAGAAGAAAATTTTGAAAATATTAAAATTACTCAATTAAATATAAATGATACCAAAGATAAATTAATTGATTTAACGATAGATTCTGAAGATTTTAATAACAAAATTGAATATGAAACAATGAGATTTCAGAATCTTGAAGATAGTAATAAATATAATCAAGAAGAATTAAAGGGAAAACAATATTTTTCAATTCAAAAAGAAAGTGATATAACTCAAAAAAAAAACTTGATTGAAAATTTAATAAATGAAAGAAAAGTTATAAATGAAAATTTTACTAATTATATTAAAAATGCTAATATGTTAGAAGATAATTATAAAAATACTGTTAATGATATTGAACAAAAACTTAAAAATATAGATTCTTTTAATAAATATAAATATATTGATATTGAAAATTTATTAGATACAACTAATTATCAATTTGGTAGTGAAATTAAAGATATAACAAACAATCCTAATAGTATAAATCAAGAAGATGATAAATATATGTCTTATAATGAAGAAGAAATCACCAAATACAATTATATAAATGATATAGATGATTTAAATCAAGTAATAAAAGGTTATAAATTAGAAAAATATATTCAAATTAAAGATAATTTACTAGATATAAATATAGATATTCAAAAATTAAATCAGAAAACATTAGATGAAATAAGAAATGCTCTTGTAACAAACCAAATTGATATTGTTATGGAAAAATTAGAAACAACAAAAAAATTAATAGAATTGAGTAAAATGATTGCAGCTATTAATATGAATAAAAAAATAAATATACAAATTGAAATTGAAAGTGAAGAAGATAAATTAAATAATTCAATAAGTGAATATAGAAATAATTATGAAGATATCGTTGCATTAAAAAATAATATTAATAGTGATAATGAACTTAAAAATAAAATCAAAAATGATATTGATTTATATGTAAAAAGTATTGAAACTATATCAACTAATATGTTAAAATTAAATAAAAAAATTGAATACGATGAAAAAAAGAGAACAGATTATACTAAATATTATGATTATACTTTAGATAAATTAAAACAAATTAATATGGATAAAATAGAAAAAGATTTATTACAAAAAGAAAAAATTAAAAATTTAGAATTATATGAAATGAATAATTTGGAACTTTTTGATAGCAAAATAGGTATGGAAATAGTAAATAATAAATATAAAATAAATGCAGATAATAAAGAATTATTTAAAATTAAAGAATATAAATTAGAAATAGATAATAAATATAAAAATATAAAATTTAATTATGAAAAACAAATAGAATATTTTACTAAATTACAAAAAGAAAATGTTAAAGACGAGTTATTCAGAATGAAAATTGAAACAAAAAAAACAACGATAGATAGTAGCAATAAAATAAATGAAGAACAGCGTATAAAATATAAAACCGAAATTAAAAATTTTAATGAAATATTAGAAAAAGATATTATTACTCAAAAAAATACTAAAAAAAATATACTAATATTGAAAAATAGTTTAGAAACTAAAAATCAAAATAAAAGACAATTAGTATTAAATATCGAAGAATTAAAATCTATAGATACTGATGAAAATAGTGATAAATATAAGAATGAAATTTTCAATTTAGAAAAATTAAATTTAGAAATATATAATTATACAATGGAATTTAATAAATTTAATTTAAAAAATGAACAACTAATTGAAAAAATAAGAAATAATAAAATAGAAATAGAAAAAATAGAAAATAGAAATCAGAAAAGTAACAAATTTTATCATAATATGATTAATAATAATAAAAAAGAGTATGAATTATTAGTGATTCAAGAAAATTTTAATTTAAGAAAAAGAAATTTATTACTTATTGAAGTAAGTAAAATAATAAAAGAAATTAATGATGATAAAGAAAATATTATATTGATGATGAATAAAAAAGTAGAACTTATTAAAAAATTTAATAATAATTTCAAAAATAATTATGATATATTATTAACTGATAAAACAATATTAGAAAAACAGAAAAATAATAATAATAAAAATCTAGAAAATATTTTAGAAAAAACATGTTTATTATTTAATAAAGTTGATAATAATATTACAATAAAATGCGACAAAAAAAATATAGAAGAAATAAACTTAAAAATTAATGAATTATTAGAAAGTGACTTAATTAAAGATGATATTCTTAAAACTAAATTAATTAATATTAAAACTAACAATACATTGATTAATGAGAAAGCAGTTTATATTACAATGTTAATATTTAAATATGAATTAGATATTAATACAAATATAATTAAAAATATTGTAAAAGAAATAGATGTTAATGATTTAGAAATTAATTTAAATAATTCTAAAATAGATAAATTAGAATTTAACATATTATATAAGAATGTTTTTAAAGCCACATTAGATAATGAGAATAAAAGAATCCAAAAAGTAATAAAAAATTTATCAGATAAAAGATTAGAATATAAAAAAGAGTATCAAAATACAGAAGATATATTAGATAATTATAATATAAAAAAAAAATTAGAAAATGAAATAAATAATATAAGTAAAAATATAGATTATAATAAAAAAAAGGGAGAAGATTTTACAAAACATATTACAAATGTTATGAACGAAATAAATAAATTAAATAAACAATTTTTAAAAATAAAAGATGAATTAAATTATGATACAAAAAAAATTGTTGATAAAAAATTTCAAAAAATTGAATTATTGACAAATAAATTTTCTGAATATTATACATTAATATCTAAATTTGTTGAATTTAAAGATAAATATAAAAATATCAATTTATCAAAATATATTTTTATACCAATTATTCTTGATGATACTAATAAAAAACAAATATATAATTTATTCAATGATAATGAAAAAGAATTCAAAAAATATATTAGTAACGACACAAGATATCAAAATTTGAAAAATATGGTTGATAATATTACAAATATTGTTGTAATTGATAAAGATAAGGTAATACAATATGCTAAAGTAGTAATCAAATTTAATTTAAATTATAATATGTTTGATAATAAAGAATTTAATATTACTCAATTTAAAATAGATATTATAGATACATTAAGTTCAACATTAATGATTGATAAAAAATTTATAAATATAATATCAATTAGCAATAATGAAAATATTTTATTAAATGTTAATATTGAAATAAATGAAAAATATACTTCACAACAAGAAATTGTAGATTTTTTGAAAAAACAAGTTACAAATAAAAGTTCTGAACTTAAAAAAAATAAATATGGAAAAAATATTATAGAAATTATAAGTAATATTAAAGAAATTGAAAATTCTATTTTAAGTAAAACTGAATCATGTGACGGAAATATAACAATGCCTAATTATATATCAGACATAAAAATAGAAGGAGACTATTTTGATGATATATTTAAATATTGTAATGTAGAAATACAAAAGAATGTATTATTATTATATTTACCACTAATTACAAAAGATAACGCATTAGATAATACATTATTAGATTATTCTATATATGGAAGAACAGTTTATGAAGCAATGTGTAATGACGCATCTATAAGAAAAATATACAAAAATTATATTGAATTAGATAAAACTTTATTAAAAATTGATAATATTAATTTAATAGATAGACAAGAATATAGTATATCATTTATATCAAAATTAAATGAAACTAATACCAATAAACAACATATATTATTTTCAAATGGACAAATATATCAAACATTTAATTTAACTTTGAATCAAGATAATGTAAATAAAATAAATTGGGAATCTTATTATAATAATGAAAAACAAACATTTTATAATAATAATTTACTAACAATTGGATTTGTGAATAAACATTTATATATTAATTTACCATGTTCAAATAATAAAGATTTTACTAGAATTACAGATGTTAATAGTGATAAGTTATATGTTAATGATAACGAATGGTGTCATTGGATAATAACTAAAAAAAATAATAAAATTAATATATATAAAAATTTAAATAAGGTTTTTGAACAAAATTTACAAGAAAAAAGTATTGATAAAAATAGTTGTGATACTAATAGTAGTAAATATGATAAAAAAACATTATATATTGGTGGAGTAAAAACAGACTTAGATAGTAATACAACAATTTTAAATGATTTGGTATGTTATAAAGGAGGTTTAAAAGATTTTAGAATATATGAAATTGAACTAACATATGATGATATAAGTAAAATATTTATAAATAATTGTAATATTGAAAACGCAAATAATAATTTTATAGATAGAACATTTACTGAAAATCCAGAATTATCAGAAAATAGTTATATTGTAAATAGTGAAGCATCATATACTGGATCATTAACAACTGATACAGAAAATAAAGAAAGTAGTCAAATAGATGAAAGAAATCTTAATGAAAAAACAGAATATAAAATATTAAATACTTATGATACAAACATATTCCAAGAATGCAATATGTTTACTGGTAATTTTACTTATGTAAAATCAAAAGACATATTTGAATGTATACAAGACAATATGCCTTGTTTTGATAAAGACGACATTCCTTATTATCACGATGATAATAATACAAAATATTGTATTAACGATAAAAAAACAAAATATAGTGATTATGAATTTAAAAACACTATAAATAAACCACTATTCGATGAAATATATAATAAATATGATGGAAATGGTTATAATGTAACTAATAATTTTGGTTGTGATTCTTTAAACAAAAAAATATATAATATGACAGATAATGAATGGCAATGTATGGAAAATAATAACGAATTTCAATGTCATGATAAGAATTATAAGTATCAATTACCTATTAAAAAACACAATGGTGAATATGATTGTGTAAGTAAAAATGATACAGGAAATTATTATGATAGTAAAACATTATATAATCAATTAAAAGATAAATTAGCCGATAATATAGTTTAATTAGAAATTAATAAATTTTTTTTATTTAAAATATAAATAAATTATAGAGTATAATTTATATTTATGAATGACTTTAATTTAACAGAGGAACATATTAAAATTGAAGATTTCAAAGAAAATATATCTATTGAAAATTTAAATAATTTTATTAAAAATAACAAATTATTTATAAACTTACATAATCTTGAATTTAACGAATTAAATAAAGAAATATTCAATAAATATATTGAACTTTTTATACATGAAGGAAATATTGATAATACTTATTTTATGCAATTAGAAAATTATATAAATTATTTTGATGAAAATAGTTTAGAATCAATTGGTAATATAAATGAAATCGATAGTTCTTTTTATGCTAAAAATAAAATTAAAGAATATCTATTTATGGTGAATTTTCTTTCTGATTTTTATAAATCTAAATATAAACAAAAAAAAGAATATAATAAAAATGTTATTGATACTAAAATAATAAATATTAAATTAAAAAAAACATTTACAAGCGAAGAAAACATTGTATCTATATTTTCTTTAAATAAAATAGAATATATTCCAATAGAATTACTTTTTCGAAATGAAAGTACATCTGTCACACATAATAATGCAATAATAAAATACATAAAAATTAATGATTTAGAGAAAACTTCATTAAATGTAAATGAAAAAAGAGAATATACTCAAAGTTTTGTTAAATTATTTAATAAAATTAAATTTAAAGATATTAATGATTTAAATAAACATATAGATTATTATTACGGTGTATTACAATCATATAAATATAAATATTATGAGATATTACTACATTATAATATAATACAATTGTATTATGTTTATATTAAAATAAATGGACGAAATGAAAATACTAATTTAGTTAAATATCAAGAAATATTTAAATTATTAGAAATTTTTAATAGCGTTTTATTAAATAATGAACTAAAATTTAACCAACTTAATGTGATAACGAATACTGTTGATAAATTAGATTCAAAAGCCGAATCAGAAAAAATTGAAGATGCAAAATATTCAATGAATAAATTAAAAGAGATTAATTATAATTTACTTCAAAATCAAGATTATATTAGAAATTATTATAAACAAGTTGAAGTAACACAAAAAGATATTAGTACAAATACAAATAAAATAATAGTAATTTCTGTGTTATTAACATTAACATTTATTACATATGCGATAAGTATTAATTATTATAGTTTAGATACATCAAAAATATTATCAGTAATAATAATTTCTATTATAGTTATTGTAATATTAGTTAATAATTATATTATCAAAAATAAAACTTACGAAAATTTTGAATTTGTAGAAGAAACAACAGAAACAGAAGATACAACAACTGATGAATTAATTAAAATATTAGAAAGTGATACAGGTTCTTTGACTGATGCTTATGAAAAAATGGCAACATTACAAAGAAATAAAACATCTCTTGAAAATACTGAATATGAAGACTTAGAACAAGGAGATGATTTATCACAGGAAATCGCTGGACAAAATATTGATGCAATGATTCGTGGCAATGAACTAAGTGAACAGAGAAACAGAACAATACATGAAAATATACAGAAAGCATATGATAAATATATTTCAGAGGGATTATCTGAAGGTTCCGCACTTGATGCTAATATAACAAACCTTCAAAGTGAATTAGCAAGATTGAATAGGGAATATGAAAAACTCCAAAAAAAAGAGCAAGTATTAATTGGTATTAAAACTAAAATGGAAGAAAGTCTTGGTCTTGCTACCAGAAAAGTAGAAACAGCAGAAACACAAATATTAGAACAAATGAATACAATTGATGATATGAGTGCATTGTTGGATGAATATCAAAATATGAATAATGAATTGAATGTATTAATACTTCAAAAAGAAAAAATTAAAGACTTAAAACTAAAAAAAATAGATGAAATAAATAAATTTAATATAGAATTACTAAAAAAAATAGAAGAAAAATCGAATGATTCAAATAAAAATGAACAGGAAATAGGTGAGTTAGATACAGTATTAACTTATTTAATTTTTGATATAGATAAATTAAATAAAGAAAAAGAAAATTTTGAAAATAAAACAACTGCAGAAGAATATTTAATAATAAATTTAGACTTGGAAATTAAAACTCAAATAGCGAGGTATAGTAAAGTTGCTAATAAAGTCACAGTTCAAATGGCAAAAATTGCTAACTTAAAAGAAATGATTGAGAATGATGATATGGCAGTACAAAAATTAGCTAAAAAAATAATTGAGTTAGAAAATAAAAATAAAATAAGAGCACAACAAAGTGAAACTATTGCGATAAAAGCAACAGAAGAAGCTCAAATAGCATTTGGAATATTAAAACAAAAAATAGAAAAAATAAAATATGAAATAGCAAACAGACCAAAACCAATAAAATATAAATTAAAATTAAATTTAAATTTTGGTATTGCTGGTGAAGAAAATACATCTAAAAGATATAATTTTAAAAATGAAATATTACTTGAATTATCAAAATTATTACTTATTCCATTAAATAGATTTCAAATAGATAATATAGAAGAAGGAAGTATTAATATATTTTTAGTATTTTACCCATCAAGAACTTATGACAGTAGAGATTTATCAAATGAAAAATTAATATCAAAATTAGAAGAAATATTAACTAGTGAAGAAGTTAATAATAAATTATTAAATACAAAATATCTTAAGTTTACGATGGAAATTTCAAAATTAGATGATTCACTTAATGTTGTTGAAGGTACTACAAAGTTATTAAATACATCAAAATATTTAAATACTGATAATATCATAAGTAAAATAAATAATATTTTTAATAAAAATTCAGTAATAATAAAAAATATAGAAAATATTATAACACAATTAGAAAATGAAAAAAGAAATCCAAATACATATTATAATGAAATAAATCCAAAATTAAATTTAGAAGTTAAAAAATATACAAAAAAAGATTTAAAAATAAATAATAATCAAAATATGTTAAATTCAAAAACAGATATATTGGTTCACGATTATATAAATTCGGATTATATTTATAAATATTTGTCTTATATTACTTTATTATTTGCATTTGTATTTTTATCATATTCATATTTAAATAATTATATGTTAGTTATTTATATTCTAGCAGTGATAATATTCTTATTAATATTATTTAATTTATATCTAGATATATATAAAAATGTAAGAAGAAAATCTAAAAAACAATATTGGACTAAACCTAATAAAATATAATTTAATATATTTTTTTTTTACTATTAATTAGAGATTAAAAAAATGTCATATACTGGCTATGAGGATTTCTTATTGATAAATAATGAAATAAATATTGATAATATGATAATGTTATTTAAAAAAAAAGATATATTGACCGATCTTAATTATAATGATAATAGCATACCATATATTGATAATTTATTATCAACAGAAAGTCTAGATATTACTATAAATAATCAATTAAAAGATAAAATAGTATATTATATTGACAATTTTAATGTTTATAAAAAATCTGGAGAACCAATGATTGATATTGACTTTTCATTTTATGCAAATGAAAATATAAAAAAATATATGTTTTTTTATGATTTTATGTCTGAATACTATAGAAATTTAGCAAATTTAAAAAAAATTAAATATTCAATAGATAATAAAAGTTTATATTCAAATGAATTTGAAATGAAAGTAAGATATATTATTAAAAAAACTATTGACAATCGCGATTATATTATCAATATTAATAATAATAATATAGAATTGGATTATTATACTGTAAAATTAAAATTAGATACAGATGGTGATATAAATAATTTAGATGAATTATCGCAACCAAATGGTAAATATAAAAATTTAAGTATTGATAGTAATTATATAGATTCGTTTAAATCATTATTTGATAAAATAATAAAAGAGAAATATTTTTTTGAAATCGATAAGGAAAAAACAGATTATTATTCCCTGTTATCATTTTCTTATAAATATAAATATGAAAAAAATAAATTAAATTATTATATAGCAAAAACTATATATTTTTATTTTATTTCAAAATATAAAACAAAAGTTGAAGAAATAAATAATATAATATTAATCGATTTTCCTATAATTTTTGAAAATTTTAATAAAATTATAAACGAAGATACAAATGAGTCTTTTTTAAAAGTTATTAAAAATACTAAACAAAAAAAATTTGAATATGATAAAAAAATAAAAAAAAATATTGATGAAAAAGCAAAGCAAATTGCATTATTAATAAAAGGAAAGGAAAAGAAAATCGATGAATTAAATAAAAATAAAAATAATTATACTTTACAAGAATTAGATTCAAAAATTGATACTTATGAAAAAGATTTTAATTCTAAAATAGAACAAATAAATAAGGAAAGAGAAGTACTATTAAATAATAGATATATTAATAGAGAAGAGTCTCGTGTAAATGAAGCAATAGAATATAAACAAAATTTACAAAATATAAATGATAATATAGAAAATAATAAAGATAAATTTAATAAAATTAATAAACAAATAAATACAGATAGAAATTACATTAATATAGTGTCTATTATAATATATATATCAGTATTTTTACTTATTACTTTATTTGTAATATTAGGATTAAGTAGTGTTATTGGTGGTTCAAATATTAATATATCAATACCAATAACATTTATAATAATATCAATTATATTGTATATAATAATATATAATTATATTGGAAATAACAAAAATATATATACTAAAACATATCAAAAACCTAATATATTGAATAAAATTTATAATAGTTTTGGATTAGATTTATTTGAAAAGTTTATAGATGAAGATTCTGCAACAAAAACAGATTTGAAATTATCAATGTCACAGGAACAAATTGATAAATTAGATCCAATAGTAAAAGATTTACTTTCAAAAAGTAATGTTGGAGATAATTTTGATGAGTACAATACTAATGGTGTTATGTCAACAGTATTAGAAGATAATATTATTTCTAAAATTGAAAATGATTCTACAAGAAAAATTTTAGTAACTATACCAACATCTGTTCTAAACTATAATTATGCAATTGATCTTTATAAAGAACATATAATAAATACTGATACTTTTGATATAATTCATGATTTATCTTTAGACGAAATTACACATCAAGATATTAGTCTTTCTGATTGGAGTAGTATTCAACAAAGAAATGTAAATAAAACAGAAATATCAGTACCAATTATTAAAAATTTATATAATCAAATAAAATCATTAGCATTTGTAAATAATAATAATGATATTCATACTGTATATACTTTGAAAATTCCTAAAGGTATAGAACGATTTGAAGTAACTGCACTTGTTATTGGTGGTGGTTCTTTTGGAGGTCACATTGCTCCAAAAGAAGAATTTGATAAATCTCAAAAACCGGCAGTACAAAATATGGGAGAAGGTGGTGCTGGAGGTGCAGTAATTGCACAAAAATTAATATTAATGGAAGGAGAATATGAAATTGGTGTTGGAAGAGGTGGTTCATGGCTAGGTCAAGATTTATTAGCAAAAGCAATAGATCAAGGTCAAGCAACATGTTCTTATATCAAAAATAAAAAAACAAATCAATATTTAATATTGGCACAAGGTGCAGAATATATTAATTATGGTAATCAAGAACAATACAATCTACAATTTAGTGGTGGTACAAAAATTTTAGAAACAGGAATTATAAATGATCCTGCAATTACTCCAACTAATATAACAAAAAATATAGCTTTGAGTTCAAATAATATTGGTAATAAAGATATAATAAGTTCAGGTGGTCGCGGAGGATTAGTAATACCTGCAACTGGACAACGAGGATATACTTTAATAACAGAATTTGGCGCAAATAAAGATACTTTCTACTTATCTGGTACTTCCTATGATAATACTAAGTTTAGTGAATATTCTACAAGTGGTAATTTAGGTGTTCAAACAGACTCTATAAATGATAATAATACTTATAATTTTCAAAAGTATATAAATGGAGGTTATGTTGCTGGAGGTGGTGGTGCAGCATCTTTTTGCGAAAGACCACTATTAGCAGATGAAGAAGATGTATCACAAAATTTTTTCAAATTAGGAGAATATTACTATACATGTATTTCAAATTCTACAACAACATTTGGAGTTGGTGGATTAGGAGGTGGAGGTGATGGTAGTGGTCTGGACTATGGTAAATATGGATTATTAAGCACTGGTGCCGGAGGAGGTGGGGGTAAATTTAGAGGCGGTGATGGTGGTTCTGGTTTGATTTTGTTAAAATTTGACCACAATTTATTAAAACAAAATATGGATGATTTGATAAGTTTAGAAGTAAAAAGACTAATGAAATCAGTATATGATATAAAAACACTTAATACAGGTATTGAAATTAAAAAAGAAAGAGCTAATTTATTAGAATTAGGTAATGAAATAAATAGAGGAAAACAAGAAATTAATGACAAATATATAGAATTAGGGGTAAATCTTGGAACAATCGATGAACAAGATGATATGATAGATGAGTATAATACTTTAATTAGCGAAGCAGAAACAGAGCAAAATAGATTAAAAGCTAAAATTGATGCATATCAGGCAGAAATAAATAGCTATGATACTGAAATATTAAATAAAGGGGCTGAAACAGAATTAAGTAAAAAACAAATTGAAGATATTAAAACAAATATTGAATTACAAAAAGAACAATTAGCACGATTAACTTCACAGATAGAAGAATCGCGAAAAGCAAAATCGAATAATGAATTAGCAGTTAAAGGAGCAAAAGCTAAATATATTGCTCAAGTAGCTATTAAACTTGAAGCAGAAGCTTGTAAGAAAGCATTATTTGCAGCAGAAACTGCTAAAAGAAGAGAACTACTTGATAAACAAAAATTAGAAAAAGACATATATGATAAAATGGTTAAAGAAGCAGATGATGCACAAAAAAAAGCTGAAGATGAAGCTGCTGAGGCAGAAAGAGTAAGAGATATTGCTTTAACTGATCAAAAAGCTGCAGAAGAAAATTATAAACAAAGTAAAAACGAATATGCTACATTGCTTGCAAGTACTGAATTAACAGAAAGCGAAAAAGGTTATTTACTTTCTTTAAAATTAGCGATTGATTATAGAATAGCTGGTATAAACATAAAAGAAAATACCAAATTATATGATGATTTGAATGAAATTGAGAAAACAGAAATGCAAAGAAATTTAGATAATGAAAAACAAAAAAGAGATAAATTTGTTAATGATATTATATCTGAATTAACAAGTTCTTTAAATAATATTGAAAATGGTAAGGGAGTTATGCCGACGCGATTTTCTGTAAATAGAATTTCATCAGGTGACTTAAAATTAAGATCACATGTCGAAACACCTCAGGAAAAAGAAAATAGAGAAAAAGATGAATTATTAAGAAATTATGAACAATCGGCATATGTTAATGAAGAAACTTTTGCAAATTTTAATGTTACAGAACATTTTAATACAAGTGAACAATTAACTACAAATATTTTTAGAAAAAATTCTCAATCATATATACCACCTGATAATATAACTGTTATTGATATTGAAATATTTGCACACCCACAATTATTAAAACCACATGCATTAGATGTATTACAAGAGATTACAAAACAATTAAAAGATTTAAATTCTTCCATTAGAAATTCAAGATATTTAAGATATACTAGGGCTTATAAAACATCATTAAATGAAAATATTAGAACTATATATACACATACTGATAAAAAATGGATAGAAGTTGAAAAAGAATCTAATTTACTAAGTGATACTAGTATTTTAGAAAATAATAATAGTTTAATTCATAGTATTGATGATATTTTTGACAAAATAGAGAAATTAAATATCGATGATGAAACTTATTATGATAATGTTAATCCATTAGTTAAAAAAGAATACAAAAAATATAATAATTATGAAAATAATAGCAATATATATCTCAAAATGGTTGAAAATTCTACAAATGTTAAATTATATGATATTAGATTAAAAGAAACAATTGCAAATTATGTTATAACTTTGTGTATATTATTATCAATTTATATATTTATAGCAAAATTTTATAATAATATCTTTATTTTAATTGTATTTGCTATTATAATATTAATATTAACAACAATATTTTTTACTGAAATTTATGAAATTGTTTATACAAAATCAGATAAAAATTATTGGCCAAAATCTAAATTATAATTTATTAAAGTTATTCAAAGTTTTTTTATACATATCAATATTTGATAAATAATCTTTTTCTTTTTTGATAAAATTATTATCTATTAACCATTCTTTTGAAATTAAATTATAGTTTGATTTTTCGTTTAATAATATATATAATAATAAATAAGCAATTATAAGTATTATTAATCCTTTAACTAAACTTTTTGTACTAAATACTAATAATGAATAAAATATTATAGCTTGTGTTAATCTATTTTCTAACATCTTTTCTTGTACAGGTGTGACTTTAAATTTTAAAAAGCGACCACCAATATGCATAAATATTATTTGTAAATATGATGCTGGTTCCAAATAAGTCATATGTTATTCCTATATTGATAGAAATATTTTTATATATTTTATATAAATAGATTATATAGAAAAAATAAAAATGTCAGATGCAACATTAAAAAATTTAGATAATGAAATTGCAATAATTGAAACTAATATTAATATTAATAATTTATACAATACATTTTTATTAAAGTTTGATACAAAAACATATGATGATATTGATAAAATTGATGATAAAACTTTTGAAAGATATGAATCATTATTAAATTTAGATTATATAAAAGCAAATATTTCGTATGAAAAAGAATTTTTTACAAATAATGCTAAAATTAATAATTTTGCTGGTAATCCAGTTGATTTAACACAAAATATAATTACTCTTCCAAGAAATAGAGCACTAGAAGTTAATTTATCAAAATTTTTTAGTAAAAAACTAAATATATATAATGTTTATTTACACTTTGTATTACAATTTCATGGAGAAATTGATCAGTTTATAACAACCAATCATAAATTAGATGAAAAAATTTATGAACATGAATTTACTTATAAAATGAGATATTTTATAGATAAAAATAAATTATATACTTTAAATGATAAAGAGTTTTTTATTAATGATCAACATAAAATATTAAAATTTAAATTAAACAAAAATAATATTGAATCTAAAAATATAAACTCTGAATTAATAATCATTACACATTATGAAGATGATAATGTTAAAAAATCATTTAATAATATGTTATATAATATTGATAAATATGATTTACTAAAACATATTGATTTAATTAATACAAAAGAATCGTGGAAAAAAAATAAATTTTCATTTATTGAATATGGTAAAATAAATTTGATGTTTCATTATTTAATATTACTTATATTATATAAATATATATCAAAAAATTATGGAACAAATATAAATAATTTAGATAAGTTAGTACAATATTTTACTACATCTGTTAGTAATAATTATAAAGACCTTATTGATATTAATAGAGATGTAGAAATATCATATAATAATAAACAAAAAAATTTATTAACAGAATCACAAGAAATAAAACATGTAATAGATAGAACTGTTGAATTAAAAAAAATTAATAATAATTTAGCAATAAAATCACAAAAAATTAAAGGTATGAATAGCAAAATAAATGAACAACAAAGTAAATTAAGCAAAATCAATATTGTCTTAATAATTACAATAATAATATTTATATATATTCTTATGTGTTTAATATTAAATAGTTATATTAATAATAATGCAATTTATATTTCTGGAGCTACTATATTATTAATTAGTTTGGTAATATATATATATGTATATAATTTAAAAAATACAGCATATTATATTGCTGAAAATTTTTTGAATAGTGATATTCAAGCAGAATTAGAGGAAAATATTAATCAATTTAAACTTGCTTGTGATACCATAAAACAAAAATCATCATATTTATCTGACTCATATTATGATATTGTAAATCCTCTTTTAAATATAGAATTAAAAAATTATAGAGAAAAAAGTGATAATACTAAATTATATGACAAGATTGCAAGTTTTAATGTTAATATAGGACAAAGAGATATAAAATTTACAATTGAAACAATTCAATATTTAGTTAATTTATCAATATTATTTGTGTTTATTTTGTTATTATTAAAAATAAATAGTAGTCTAAAATATCTTGTAATTATAATATCATTTGTAATATTTATAATGTTAACAACAATATATTTTGCAAAAATTGTAAGAGTAGTTAGAACAAAATCAAATAATTATTATTGGGATAAACCAAAACCATTAAATCAAAAAAAATAATTTAAATTTTTTCAATATAATTTTGAAAATTTTCTATATAATTATTTAAATTAATCATCATATTTTTTTTTATTGTTTTTTTAGAATTATTATCAATAAATATTAAATAATCAAATATTAAAGAAATTATAAATATCAAAAACAATACACCAATAGTTTTATCCCATGCAAATAAATAATAATTAATTATTAATAATGGAATAAATATAATTTTATTTTCAATAATTTGCAATATAAATTCTGGATTTAATTTTGAAGGTCTAAGTGAATAAATTATTATATATATTGAAAAAATGCCAATTATAATACCCTTTAATAAAGTATTCATAGTTTCATACATTTTATTTTCATCGACATCTTTCTTTGCCATTTTGTGTTATTCTATTAATTTAAATTATTTTTTTATAGTATATATTAGGGAATAATATTTTATTTGTTATAAATAAGATGAATTATGCAACTTTAGCTGAAGCATTTAATGTTGAAACTTTTGATAAAAAGAGAAAGAAAAAAGAAAAATCAGAAGATAATAATGATATAAATATTGAAGAATATAAAAAAGAATTTTCACATTGTGAACCAATACAACCACCTCATTTTAAATTACCTGTATCTGGAAAAGCAATGGAAAAATATAATGATGCTTATCAAATATTTTTAAAAGACAGAAAAATAAATGAAAATAAAAATTATAATAAAAATGATATAATTAATACTGTAAATAACAATAGTAATTCAAAATCTTCAATAAATTTATATGAAAATTATGATAAAATTAAAAATGATAAAATAGATTCTATTGAACCTTATTATGATGAGGATTTAGATAATTATTTAAATTTAAGTGATTTTAATAATAATAATGTACAAATGCAAAAAATATGCGATGATGATTATAAAAAAACACTAATGAATTATGATTATAATTTAAGAACACAAGATACATTTAATCATAATAAAGATGATTATGTTTTAGTATCAAAAAAAGATTTAATGGAATTTAATAATTCTCTAAATATAAAAAATAATAATTATAAAAATGCTATAGATAAACAAGAAATATCTAATAATTCAAATAATAATTCTGTAAACTATAATAATACTGAAAATAGTCCAAATAGAAATAATGTAATAAATAAAATATATGAAGAAACAATAAGACCACATGATGATATGATTATAAATAATCCAACTAGAATTATTGAAAATTATGAAAATATTAATAAAACAAATAATTTCTATAAAACTTTAATAAATATTGCAATATTTATTTTGATTGGTATTTTTATTATATATTTATTAGATTTACTAACAGAATTGGCATTAAATAGAGGTATGAAAAAGACATTAGATACATTATTGCCTTTATTAGAGGAACTTAAAGAATTAAAAAAATAATATAAATAATATTTAATTATTTATATTATAAATGACATATACTCATGTAGTTATATCCGGAGGCGGTTTATATGGTGTATGTATGTTAGGTGTATTAAGATATCTATATATTGAAAAAAAACTAATACATGTTAAAAATATTGCAGGAAATTCAATGGGTGCTTTTTTTGCTTTAGCACATTGTTTAAAAATTGATATTTTAGAATTAGAAAATATTATTAAAGATTTAGCATGTAATAAATCTTTATCAATTACAAAAAATAATTTTGCCAACATTTTTTTTAAAAATGGAATAGTATCTTTTACTATTTATACTGATAAATTAAAAGAATATTTAAATAATAAATATAAATTAAATAATTTGACATTTATTGAATTGACTAAAAAATTTGGTGTTAATTTATATGTTAGTGCAACTAATTTAAATAAATGTAATAATATTATATTTTCAACTGATAATACTCCAAATGTTAGTATTTTTGATGCTACTGCAGCATCAATGTCAATTCCTTATTTTAGTAAACCAATATTAATAGAAGGTGAATATTATCTAGATGGTTTATTCACTAATAATTTTCCAATTAATATATTTGATAATATATTAAAAGATAACATATTAGGTATTATAATAAAAATATCATCTTCTTATGATATTAAAATATATGAAAAAAATAAAAAATTAAATTTTATTGAATATAATAAAAGATTATTAGAATTATTAATAACTAATACATCAAAAGTTGCTTTTTTTAATATGATTGATGAAAATAATAAAAATTTATTGATTATAAATGATTCCCCCATTACAGATATGTTATTAATTAATATAAAAAAAGATTCTATAAAATCTGATTGTAATAATGATCATATTGATAATTTAATATTAGATGGTTATATAAAAACACATAATTTTTTTAATGATATAAAGAGTTAATAATTATTATTATTAATTATGAATACATTTAATAATACAATTCATGTTGGAGAAAATACAATTAAAAATAAGGAAGAACTTGTTACAAAAGAAGTTGTTTCTAAAAATGAAAATTCATGGTGGTATAAATCAAAAAATAATAAAACAAGAATTATGTTATGTGGTACTTATCCTATAGGAACTAGTAATGGTTATTCAAAAGTTGTTTATTATATATGTAAATATTTACAAAAATATAATGATATTGAATTAACAGTTTATGGTTTTCAAAATGTTAATAATACTAATGGTGCAAATATTAGAAATGATTTAGATAATGTTATTTTATATGATGTTTTAGCAAATGAAAATCCAAAAAGAAATGGATTTGGAGAAAAAGAAATTGGTAATTATATTAAAAAAAATCCACAAGACATTATAATTATATTTAATGACTCCATTATAACAACCGCTTTGGTTGCAACATTAGTTAAAGAATGTTGGACTGAAAAAAAAAATTTTAAATTAATATCTTATATGGATCAAGTTTATAAATATCAAAAAAAAGAATATATACAAATATTAAACTCTTTTTTTGATGGTATTATTACATTTACACCATATTGGCAAGAAATTGCTATTAAATTAGGTATTACTAAACCATTATATAATTTTCCACATGGGTTTGATTATAATTTATATTATCCTATACCACAAAATGTTGCAAGATTATATTATAACTATAATGATGATGATTTTATGATATTAAATTTAAATAGAAATCAACCAAGAAAAAGATGGGATATATCTATAATCGCATGGTCAAAATTTTTAGTAATGTGTTATAGTAAATTTAAAAAAATTAGTAACTTGAAATTAGTTATTGGAACTTCTATGAATGGATATTGGGATTTAATGGAATTATTTCAAAATGAAATAAGATTTACTGAAATTCCATGGGAAGAAGCTAAAGATACATTAGTTAAAATTGATAATCCACAACAATTATCAGACAGAGATATTAATATTTTATATAATGCATGTGATATTGGTTTAAATACAGCAGATGGAGAAGGTTTTGGTTTATGTACTTTCGAAGGACTTGGTGTTGGAAAACCCCAAGTTGCTTCATATTTAGGTGGTATGATTGAATTTTTATCGGAGGATTATTCTTTTAAAATTGAACCAAAAAGTTTTATATATTTAGATCATAAAAGTGTAGGAATTGGTGGTAAGGCAGAATTAATTTCTCCTGAAGAATGTGCTAATATATTTTTTAAATATTATATGGACAGAAATTTACTTAAAACACATGGTGAAAACGCTCGTAAAAACATACTAACACATTATAGATGGGAAACATTGGTAGAATATTTTTATAAAAATATTATTAAAAAAATATAAATATCTAAATAATAATAGATAATATGTATAAATGTATTAAGGAAAAAGAAGTATTATGTAAAAATAAAAATAAAATATGTAATAAAAAAACTGGTAGATGTAATAAAATTCCAGATATTCAAATAATAAAAAATAAAATTCTATGTACTAAGGAAAAAGAAGTATTATGTAAAAATAAAAATAAAATATGTAATAAAAAAACTGGTAGATGTAATAAAAATCCTAATATTAAAGTAATAAATAAAAAATCATTAACAACTTTAGAAAAAATATCTAAATTAAAAAAAATTTGGAAAAAGGTTAAATTAAAAAGTAATAATAATCCTAAAAAAAAAGCAATTAATATTATTATTAAACATTTATTACCATTTATTACAAAAACATTTACTCTTAAAAATAGAATAAAATATGCAAATGAAATTCATAAAGGAATGTTTAAAGAGTTTAATTTAAAAAAATTAAAATCTGTAAATATTAAACCAGATAACTTTAAAATAAATACTAAAGATAATTATTATTTAAATAATATTCATTTATTTAAAAAAATAGGTTCTGAAAGTGCTTATGGTACAATTTATAATGTAAAATATAAATATAATAAATATTTTTATAATATTTGTGGAAAAATAATGTGCGATACACCAAATAATAGAAATGAAATTAAATTAATTATCGAAACTACTCGTAAAACTATGAATAATGAAACACCACATTTTCCTATTATGTATTTTAATAGTTTTATAAAAAAAGATATAAATTTAAAAAATAGTACAATAATGTTACCAAAGTCAATAACTAATTGTAATAATTTTATTGTTAATTTTAATGAAATTTTTTCTGGTGATTTACAAACATTTATGAAAGAATGTAAACATAATAATAATAAAAATATTATAATAAATACATTAGAACAAATATTTATAAGCATATTAACTTTTCATATTAAAATGAAAAAATCACACAATGATTGTCATTGGGGAAACTTTTTATATCATAAAATAAAACCAGGTGGATATATACATTATAATATATATAATAAAGATATTTATTTAGAAAATAAGGGTTATCTGTGGATAATTTGGGATTTTGGTTTAACAACAGACTTAAATAATTACAATAGATATAAAGATTATAATAGAATTTTAAATGCATTTATTAGTAATCATGATAATGGTTGGAATGATAATTTAAAAATGAGAATAAATAGAGTACATAATATAAAAAATGATATTAGAACTATTATAAATACTAATAATGAAAATAAATTATTTGATATTTTATTTTCATATCATACTGAAAAATATATAAAACCACCTGATAATGAAATAATTAATTTAAATAATCCATATATATTAAATTAATATATATAATTTTATAAAAAAAATTATACAGAATTTAAACCATTAATATTATCAGCGTTTAGATCTTCAATACTAAAATCGTCAAAACCTATTAATGCATTTGGTAAAGTTAATCCTTTATTTTTATATTTAAGATATATATTTTTTTTAATTCTTGTTGGAAAATTATAATCACAAGTTTCATTAAGTGTTTCATATTCTTTAATAAATACTGTTAATTTTTCACTTGTTATACCATTAACATCATTCGCTATTGCTTCTTCTATTCTGTTATTTAATTTAGTCATTTTTGTTCCTAAATTTTTAAATGCACTTACTTTATCATTAATTTTAAAATTATTAACTAACGCTAATGTTAAACCCGTTATACTATTTATTACTATATTAGGTATTTTCATTTGTTCACCGGTTAAAGAAGCACTATTCAATATTGCCAATGTTGTACTTGATAATATTAAAGGTATATTTACAAATGATTGTAATGTAGAAAAAAATTCGTAGGATCTTTTTCCCAATATACCCATTATTAGACTTTTATCCTTGTATTTTTTTAATAACTTTTTTTGTTCTTTTGTTAAATTTTCATTATTACTTACTAATGGAATATGTTCAAACGATGTCTGTTCATTATTTGATATTATTAATTCTGATGTTATATTATTTACCATTTATATTCTTTCTACTTTATTAATTATATTTAATTAATTTTTAATTTACACATTTATGATATAAATAATATTAGAATTGAAAATATTAATCCGGATATACATATACCAAAAATTAATGGTTCTCCATTTTCATTAATAATATCATTTGTATCTCTTCTAAATATTTTAATTATAATATCTAAAATTTTATATGTATTTTTATTTGATAATAAAACAAACAATATAAAACAATAAATAGCTATCTTAAATTTATATATATAACTTATATTATTGTTATTATCTTCTTTTATTTCTTTTCTGGATTCTTTTTCTAATTTTTTATAATTATAATACATTTTATCATTATTCATTCTTAATATATATATTTATTATTTATCTATTTCTATTAATATAATCTATTAAATAATACATTGTTGTTGTTTCTATATTATCATTATCATAATTATTTAACGTAATATCTGTATCTATATCATCGTCATTATCATTATCATTATCATTATCATTATCATTATCATTATTATATCTTATATTTGTGTATATTACATTAGAATTACTCATATAATTATTTAATAAAATTGTTAGAAAATTATTATTAACCACATTTAAATATGTCTGTGTTGTATTATCTAACCATTCAGGTATATTTTCTTCAAATTTTTTTGATACTTTTCCTAATGACTTTACATAATTACAACATAATATAAAATGATTATTTCCATCTTTAAATAAATTAATTGTTTCTTTTGCAAATTCATAATGAAAATTATTTTCTGTTAATACATCTAATATTGTATCAAAATATACAACATTTATATCTTCTCGTGAAGATAATTCATTATAATATAATATTATATTAAAAATATCTATATATTTTAATTCAATAAACCATAGTATATTATTATAAAATCCAATTTTTTCCATATAATAAACCACATCTGTATATGCCTGATTAATATTCTCCCAAATATATTCGTTATTTTTAATTAATTCAATATTTTTTTCACTAATTTGTTTATATAATTTATCAATTATATTTTTTTTGATTATATTATTTGTATATGGATTTTTATTATTGTTTCTTAAATAATATTCAAATTCTTTAATATTAAAACAATATAATTTTTTATCTCTAAAATAAAATCTAAAATTTTTAGGTATTTCATGAATTAAATCTAATGTAAAAGGATCTTTATCATGTGTTACATTATCAATTATATGATTATTAAATATATTATTTCTTATTTTTATTTGAAAATTCTTTAATTTATTTAAATCTATATATTTTTGAATATTTATTGTATTTTGTAATATAGAATATATATTTATAATTAAATCGGTTTTTGATTTTTTTTTAACTATTATGTTATTATTAACTGATATATCAATTAAATCATTAATAGCATATAAATAATCTATTATTTTAATAAAAAGTTTTTTATTATTATCATGTTTTGTATTTATATAATCAAATACTTTATTTATATTTTGAATATTTATTAATTCAATATCATTATCATAAAATATAGCATCTAATAATTCAAATAATTCTATTTTATTATATTTTGCATGTTTATAACATATTTTTTTTCCAAATATTGTGTTACAATTGCATTTTTTTCTTTTATATTTTGTTATATAAATGCAACAATTATTAGAAGTTTCCATTATAATTTTATAATATTTTATTTTTATATATCTACTTTTATTAATATACCTGCATTTATATAACTATCATAATCATAAAATTTATTATTTAATTCAACATATTTTTTATCATTTATTATAACAACTTTTCCTTTATTTTTTCTAAGTTTTTTATATTTCATATTTCTCAATATTTTATAATCTTCATCTATATTTTTAGTATATGATAATTTTTTATTTTCTAAATTTATAGGCCAATTATAACATTTATATCCCGATTCTAATGGTTTATTTTGTTTTGAGTTAATTATACAATCAAATGATACTGCTTTTAACATTTGTAGAAATTGATTTATTAAATTTTCCTTTGATTTTGCAATCTGTAATATATGCTCGTCCGTTGTAATACCTTTATCTAAATTTTTAATTGTAAAATTTTTCTTTAATTGTTCTTTTGTTAATTTCATAATATAACCTATTACTTGAACATTTCTTTCTTCTTTTGGTAATAATTCGTGCGAACAAGTTCTAACTGCTCTACCTACAACTTGATTTATTCTAACCGAATTCCAAAAATACTCCATAATTAATACACTTCTTACATTTTTTAATGATATACCCTCGGCACCAGATTGTGTTATCATCATTATTCTTATCATTTTTCCATATAATTGAAACTTACTATCTTTTTTAACTCTATCTGGTAATTCATTAAATAGTTCTTCATTTACTAAACTATAATCACCATTGAATAAATTCATTAATTGATTTGTTTTCTCTCTATCACTACTAAATAATATGTATCTTTTATTATCATACTCTTCATTGAATATTGATATATCTTCGAATTTATAACCATTATCTATTTTTATTATTTTAACTTCTTTGTATTTATTTTCGTCTAAAACTTTTGTAAATATACCCAAACCTTCAACTGTTCGAAATTGTGAATATATTAATACTGTTCCTGGAGATGTTTCAATATCTGTTAACATTTTGAAATATTTTGGACTGTATTTTGTTTTAAGATTTTCATTAGTTAAATAATTTCCATCTACTAATTCGTCAATACCATCATTTATCATTTTTTCATATTCTTGATTTACTTTGTTTTTTATATCTACTTCTTTTTCTTCAATTTCATCTTCTTCTTTTACATCTAATTCCTTTTTTAATATTTTTCGAATATCTTGTGGAAATAATCTTTTAATTTCACTTGGAAATGCAAAATTACATACCATACGACTAAATGCTCTATAAACAGAATTTTTATCAGACATTACATCTTTTTTAAATTTATTATATTTATTTGCTTCATCCATTGCTCTTTCTTTTGCTCTAACTTCGTCGTATATTCCTAATTGATGTTCTGTCATATTTAAATAAGTTATTTTGATTGGTAATAATTCTGGAAATAATTCTGTACCCGAAGTTCTATAATAACTAACAGATCCCATTATTCTTCTTTGAAATAAATCTTCATTTTTAATTTTTGGATTTTCTTCATCTTTTTTATCTATAAATAATTTATCAAAATCTTCTTTTGTATTTGGTAAAGCATAATAATTATTTTCACTGTATTTTTTTGTAACTTTAAGATCCTTTATTTTATTTAATTCACCTTCAATATTTTCTAAAACTTTGTTTTTTGTAACATTCCATTTTTCATTTTTAACTTTATATGAATTATTTTCTCTAATATATCCTTCTGGTAATAATGCTATTGATATTGTTTTATCTTGATAATATAAATAATCTATGTAATTACTCATATTACTTTCTTTTAATTTCTTCTTTATTTGTTCGCTATCTCCTTCTTTAGATGTGCTAAGTAATTTATAATTATACATCGTCATTGGACCTCTTACTAAATTTAATAATGTTGCAATTTCATATGGATTATTTATAATTGGTGTACCAGATAATAATACTAATTTACAATTTTCAGAAGTCATTAAATTATTGTAAATACTTCTTGCAAGTTTTGAACCATTTACTATACGACTTATTAAATTATGTATTTCATCTACAATTACAAATGAATTATTGAATGTTTTTTTATTTAAATCTGTTACTAATTTTTGTGTTAATCCATTATAACTTATAAAAGTATATTTATTTTTTATGATGTGCATTATTGTTTCTTGTACTCTTTGTTTATCATCTTTACTTATACTTTTATAACTTATATTTTTTTTAATAATTTCTATGTCTTTCTCATCTATATCATCTTGGTATAATGGTATCCAAATCATATTATCTTTTTTAATAAATTTATCCGATATTCCATATTTTTTTAGTTTATCTATTAGATCTTTTGATTTCCCCATTCCTTTAATTTTTAATTGACTCCACGATTTTTTCATATTTAAACCAACAGTTGATATTTTTAATAGTTCATTTTCATAATTTTTTGCTAATGATGCGGGTGTTAAAACATATATATTTCTTTTTTCAATAAATCCTTCTGCCGCTGCTATTGAAGCTGCTGATTTACCAGAACCTAATTCATGATAAGCTAAAATACCTCTATATGGACTATCAAATTGTAAAAAGTCTTTTAATATTTTTTGATGTGGAAATAATTCTATAGTTTTTATGTCTATATCACATTCTCCATCTGTACATTTACACTTATCTTTTTTTATTTTACTAGGATATTTACTACGATTAAAAGTTTTATAAATATCATTTGTAAATCCAACTCTATTTTCGGTTGTCCATTTATTTGGTTTAACTTCTATATCCATTCTATTATTTTATAATAATATAAATAAAAAAATGAAAATTTATTATATATAAATATATAATATTAATATTTAAATTATGAGTGAATTTGTGAAAGAGTATCATAAATTAAAAGCAAATAAAGACACTATTCAGTTTATTAAAAAAGCTATTCAAAATTCAAATAATAGCGATGGTGGTCCATTTGGTGCTGTAATAACTAAAAACAATAAAATTATTGCAAATGGTAATAATAAAGTAACTGTTGATAATGACCCTACAGCACATGCCGAAATTGTTGCAATTAGAAATGCTTGCAAAGAATTAAACGATTTTAATTTAAGTGAATGTGTTTTATATACTAGTTGTGAACCATGTCCTATGTGTTTATCTGCAATTTATTGGTCAAGAATTCCAGTTGTATATTATGCAAATACAAGACAAGATGCCGCTTCAATTGATTTTGATGATCAAAAAATATATGATGAAATATCTAAAAAAATTGAAGATAGAGAAGTTAAAATGATTCATGTTGAAAATACTAATGCGTACGATACCTTCCAAAATTGGAAAAATAATCTAGATAAAAAACATTATTAACTTACATAAAAAAATGATTTTAATATATAATATTATATATACAATAAATGTCTAAAATTACAATTGATAATTCTAGTTTTGATGTAATCAAACAATATTATGATGAAATATTAAATACCGATAAAAGCACATATAAATCCACTAATGATGAACCGACGCCTATTGATTGTATTACTGAAATGATAACTAAAATTCCTAATGAATTATGGAAAAATAAAGATTTATCTATATTAGACCCGTGTTGTGGTAATGGAAATTTTAGTATTCCTATAATATTTGAATTGTTAAAATATCACGATAAAAAAACTATATTAGAAAAAATATTAGAATTTAATGATATTAATGAAAGTAGATTAGAAAATGTACGCACTGTATTTTGTAGTGAAAAATATAATTTACAAATAACTAATCATGATTTTATTACATTTAATACTACTAAAAAATATGATTTAATTGTTGCAAATCCGCCATATGCAAAATTATTAGAAAATGGTAAAAGAGCATCAAAAAATCATAATTTAATTAAGGATTTTATTGAAAAAGCATTATCACAACTAAAACCCAATGGTTATTTATTATTTATTACACCAGATAATTGGATGTCTTATGCTGATAGAAATGTATTAATTCAAATAATTACAACATTACAAATAATACATTTAGATATACATAATGCAAAAAAATATTTCAAAAAAATTGGTTTAAGTTTTACTTGGTATATAATTCAAAATTGCCCTTTCTATAAAAATATTAATGTCTCTGGAATATGGAAGAAAAAAAAATATGTTAGTTCTGTTAAATCAACAAAACGCAAATATATTCCATTATTATATAATCAAATAGTTCAAAATATATTATCAAAAACTATTGATAATATATCTTTACCAAAATTTGACATTAAAACAAGTAGTGATTTACATAAATATACAAAGGCTAAATTTATTAGTACTGAAAAAACAGAAGAATTTAAATATAAATTAATTCATACACCAAGTCAAACTGTATATTCATCTAGACCTCATAAATTTCAAGAAGGATATAAAATATTTATATCAACAACAGATAAATATCGTGTATTTATTGATAAATGTGGAATGACACAATCAATTGTATTTATAATATGTTCTAATGAAGAACAAGCAAAAAAATATTTACAAATATTACAACATCCACTATATGTATTTATAAATAATATTTGTCGTTGGGGAAATTTTAACAACATTAGAATATTACAAAGTTTTCCTATTCCAAACATAGAATATTCAGGAAATTATGAAGAATTATATAATTATTTTAACATTACTAAACAAGAAATTGAATATATTAACGCTAATCTCTAAATATATTATATATTTTTCGTAATGGGTATTGAAAATAAAGATATTTATTTAACCAAATAGTGCTTTACCATAAGAAGCACATATATAAAATGCCATATATTTATCTTTTAATTCACATCCATTATATATCAATTTTGGATAAGAATTAGTTTTTATATTTTTAGAAGCTTTTGTTCTAATTTGTAGTATATTATTTGGTCCTGTAATTGTTGCTAACATCTTTTTATTTTCGTATGCTATTTTTATTTTTTCTGTAATATACTCATAATCTTCCTTCAATTTTTTACAATATTCATCACCATCTTTTAAATTAACTACTTTCCAATTTTTATAAACACCATCTCTATCATATGCTACATATATAACACTTTCCATTTTTTTGTATACTTTTGTATTTTCAAATTCAATATTATTATCAATTATATCTTCTAAACAATGATGTAATTGGGTTACTGCTATTGTTTCGCCAATTGTATAAGATTTAATTTCACCATCTTCTAAATCAGTTAAACTTGTTCCATTGGGAATACCAAGTTCATTTTCAAGAATTTTACCTCTTTTTCCCTTATCTTTTTCAGGTTTTTTTAATATAGAGAAATCAAAATTTTCCAATAATACTTTCACTTCATTTACTGTAAGTTTCGCCATAAATGTTAGTCATCTCTTTCAATTTTTTATATCATTTTTTTATGGTTTTCTTATTTTACCTGACATATTGCTTTCATTTCTAGATTTAAATAAAAAAATAATTATAAATTTATTCTAAATAAGATAATAAAATATTTATTGCTGGGTCAGTAAATCTATAATTATGTAAAATATAAAATACTGTTTTATAATCATTTGTTGTTATTTTTTTATTATCTAAAATCTCAATTAGTTTTATAACATCATCTTCTGATATTCTACCATCACCTTGTCCTTTTATTAATTCGGTAGTTTTTTCAATTAATAAATAGTTATATTTTTTATTAACTATTAATTCTACCATATCACTATTATTTTGAATTAATTCTTTTCCCTTACTTGTTAATAAATTACCTTCGTAGTCTACCAATACTAATGATGGTATACCTTGAACACTGAAAAATTCTGATAATTTTTCTGATTTTTCATTATCAAAAGGTAATGATTTCCAAGGCATTTTAGAAAAATAGTCATTGAATTCTGTTTCATCTGAATCCAATGAAATAAATATTACTTCGAAATTTTCTACTTTATCATAAAATTCTATTAATTTTGGTGTAAATTTTCTACAAGGTCCACACCATTTGGCACTAAAATATAGTCCAAAATATATATTTTTTGTCATTCCTTTTAAGTCATATTTTTTATTTTTATTGTCTATTAGCTCATCTCCTATAATATCGTAGTAACTTGTCATTTTATATATAAATATAATTTTAATTTCTTTATATAATTAAATGAATAAATTAAAAAAAATAAGATTCGAAGTTATTTCACAAAATATTCTTGATAATATTAGAATTCGTGAAATTGAATTTGGTAATTTAAAATTTTATCATAACAACGATAGAAGTAATAATATAAATATTACAACTGATTTAAATTTTAATTTAAATAATGATGGTATTATTACGAATAATACAACCGATTATAATACTATTGTAAACGGTGATTTTAATGATTATCTGATAATTGATAAAAATACTGCTATTTTTCAAAAATTTATTGAATTTGATTTTGATTTAAATTATGATATGCCAAATTTTTTAAATTCATTATCATATACAAAACTTTATTTGAATACTGATATGTATACTGATGAAAGAATATATCCTTCACAATATGCAAGACTTAATTATTTTGATAAAATTGATGGTTATTCATCAGATATATATATTATAGAAAACTCAGAATATGATAATGGAATATATGAAATTGCATATTCTACAAGATATAATAGTACTAATCATAGTCCACATTATGTTTTTTCATCACAAAATATAACTTATCATAATGATGCTACATGGCAAAATAATCAATACGATAATGGTGAATATATAGGGAATAATTTTTTTAACAATTTAGGTTATTATGGCGATTGGATAACAATTAAGATGCCTGTTAATATAATACCAACAAAAATAAGATTTGTTTCAACTCTTTTTAATAGCACTTATACAAATAGATTACCTAAAAAATATAGATTATATGGATATTTTAATTATGCTTGGGAATTGATTATAGATGATTATGTAGACGATGATTATGAATATGAAACTTATAATTCAATTCCAAATATTGCATATACTAAAAATATTGAAAATGCTAAAAATTATAATAAATATGCATTAATTGTAAATAAAATTGGCAATACACATGTTCTAGCTATGTCTAATTTTGAAATATTTGGAAGAGAAGTATTTAAAGAAAATACAAATCCAGTAATTACTCCAAATGTATCAATTAATGATTTAGATAGTAATTATAAATATGTTGTATTTCAAAATACTGGCGATAATCAGACTTCATATAATATTACATTTAATGAAAGTACTATTTGTGATATTTTGATTGTTGGTGGTGGTGGAGGAGGTGGTACTGGTGGATATGAAAATGGTGGAGGTGGCGGAGGTGGTGTTTTATATATGGTTAATAAAGTATTTCAAAATGGAATTACATATAAAATAAAAGTTGGTGATGGAGGTTCACATAATGAATCTGGATTTAATAGTAGTATTACATTATCAGATGATACAGATATTTATTATGATGATATACCATTAATTGGAAAGGGAGGTGGTACTAGAAAAAGTGATGGTGGTAGTGGTGGTGGTGGGGCTAATAGAAATGGTGGTAGTTATAATCCAGGAAGTGCAACACAAGGAGATACATTTTGGAATGGTATAGAATATGTTGCAGGTGGTTTTAAAGGTGGTAATGGCGGAACTTATCATGGTGGTGGAGGAGGTGGTGCGGGAGCAGTTGGAGAAAGAAATGGTGGAGATGGTCGCGAAGTAAATATTACAGGCGTAAGTTTATATTATGGCGGTGGTGGTGGCGCATCTTCAGGAGGATTAGGTGGATTAGGTGGTGGAGGGAGGACTTATGGTTGGTATAGTCATGGTCAAGCAGGAACACCACATACAGGTGGGGGTGGTGGAGCGTATTATTCTGGTGGTGGGCATATAGGTGGATCGGGTGGTTCAGGTATAGTAATTATAAAATATAGATTAACACACCCATTGATAACTGATGTTAGTATAGATCCAGTAACTACTCCAATCGCATCAATTAATACTTTAGATAGTAATTATAAATATGTTGTATTTCAAAATACTGGCGATAATCAGACTTTATATAATATTATATTTAATGAAAGTACTTCTTGTGATATTTTGATTGTTGGTGGTGGTGGGTCTGGCGGTGTTAGAGATGCTGGTGCCGGAGGTGCTGGTGGTTTAATATATTTAACAAATGTAAATATATTAAACTCAAATTTAAGTGTTGGTAAAGGAGGTGTATCAAGAACTTCAGGAGGACATATTTCTGGTTATAAAGGAAATAATAGTTTTATAGTAATTGATGGTATAACATATACAGCAGAAGGAGGAGGCAAAGGCGGACAATGGAATGGAAGTAATAATAATAGTACAGGTAGTGGTGGTTCAGGGGGTGGAGGTGGTGGAAATAATAGTGCAGGCGGTACAGGAAATCAATCATCTTCAACAAGTGGTGGATATGGAAATAATGGTGCTCAGGGAAGTGGTAGTTATTCTGGTGGAGGTGGTGGTGGTGCAGGTGGTGAAGGTACAAGACATAATGGAGATACCGGTGGTAATGGCGGTATAGGTATGGATTTTTCTCATATTTTTGGTACAGAATATGGAGAGAATGGCTGGTTTGCAGGTGGTGGAGGAATGGGTTCGGGTTTAGGTGCAAATGGAACAGGTGGTTTAGGAGGAGGTGGTAATGGAGCAAATTCAGGAGACGCCAAAGGGGGAATGGATGGCACAGGAGGTGGTGGTGGGGGGAATAGGAATTCAGGTGGAACAAGTGGAAAAGGAGGTGATGGTATAATAATAATAAGATATGTTCATAATAATATATCTTCCAATTTTTTAGAATTAAAAACAAAAATATTAGACGATGACGGTAATGTAAATGAATTAAATAATACTATATTAAATCGTATCGAATTAATTCATGGAATTAAAAATGGAATAATGACTTCATATAACATGACAAAATATGTATTATTTAAAGAAGAGAGATTATATCCTCCATATTACAAAAGTGAAATATTATTATTTGAAAATTTTTTTATTGAAAATAAAATATATGGGAACGGTCAATATGAAATTCAATATTCTTCTACATATAACGAAAATGATAAACCATTTAATATTTTTAGAAATAATTATTATAATGGTATGTGGCAATCAAATAGTTATACTTGGAACAATCAACCATTAAATACATTATCTGCGCGGTCATTATTTAATGGTACATCATATTTAAAAGATTCATCTTATACTGGCGAATGGATTACAATAAATTTACCTTATAAAATACTTTTGACTAAATTTATAATTGCCTTACTTGATTCTAATTCACTAAATATATCAACATATGATAATGCAATTTATTATTTTCCACATGATTTTAGAATTTATGGAAAAAATAATAATGAAGACTGGGAATTGATAATTCATAAAAATATAAACAAAACAAATTTAAATAATAAATATGATAATCAAAATAATTTAAATGTTGCATTTGACTATAAATTATCAGATAATGATAGATTGACTAAATTTAAGACATTTGAAAATTATGGTTTAGTTGTATCTCAAATTGGAGGTAAAGAATATTTAAATTTTTCAAAATGGGATATATATGGTAAAGAATTAAGTAGCATTCTTGATAATAAACCAGATAATATTCCAACTAAAAAAAATGTTAAATTTTCACAATTATCAAAGGTATTTGATGATGAATTTAATAGTAATAATATTCAAATAACAAATTATTATCTTGAAAATTTAGATAAATATGATAATAATATTTCTATACCAAATAATGGCATTATATCATTATCCAATTTTAAAAGTACTTCTTCATTTATAGATAATATACCATTAGTTGATAACATATATGCTCGATATGAAACAAAATATGAATCGTTATATATATCAGATAATATAGTTAAACAATGGTATGATTCTTCGGGAAATGATAGACATATAATAACATATAGAGGTAATCCTATTGTTAAATATTTTGAAAGAGGTACTAAAGGAACTATAGGAAAAAATTATTTTAATGTTATAAAAGGAGATTATAATAGTGGGTATAAATTGCCATTCAGATTAAATTTTGATTATACATTTTGTTATGTAGCGAGATATGTTGGTGATAAAAATAATACAACTTATAATGGAAGAATATTTGATTCATCTTCTGGAACAGGACAAAATACATGCTGGGGATTTCATGGTAATTATTCTGGTAGAAGTCATAATTATAAATCAGGATGGCATACAACTATAAATAAACAACATTCTGAAACTGATTATTGGATGATTGGTATAGAAACGCAAAATACAGCAAGATATAATGGTCAAGATTGTACCAATTATTATCAATATTTAGATACAAGTTATCCTCAAAAATATAGTGATTATAATGTTCAATTATCAATTAATTATGGATATTATACTGGAGAAACATATTCAACAGAAACTAGTAATTGGGAAATAGCAGAAATAATTTTTTATGATAAAGAATTAAATTTAAATGAAAAAATAAATGCTGAACAATATTTAGCAAAAAAATATGGTCATATTTCATTTAGTAATGTTGTTAATAATTTAGACCAATATAAATCTATTATAAAATCTCAAAATTATGTTAACGATTTGACTGATATGTGGTATTATGTATATGATAGTTACAAATATGGATATAGTGATATAACAGATAAATTTTATGGTCCTGTAAATTTTAGATTTGTTTTATATAAATATATTGATGATGATGATACGATAAAATATTATTGGATTGCAGATTTCATAAATACTTATACAACAGATCATAATACTAGTTATAATAATAGAAATGGTAATATTAAAACTTATAATATTAAAATTTTAAAAACAGGCGCTGTGACAAATATTGTATCTGGTGGAGGAGGTGGTGGTGGGGGGGGGG